ATGGAAAAGCCGGAGGACAGATGCTTCCTCTTTTTTAAGTCATTTCTCTCTATGATTTTATTGCGGTTCTTTTCTATTCTACAACATTCGCGAAATGCTGAAAAGGGGCGCGATGGTCGCGAATTTCCGCTTGTTGTGATAATAATGGAAAATAAAAGTCAGTGAACCGAGAAACATTCGGTAAACACTGACTTTTTTAATACATGGGAGCAAAATAATATTAGGAATTGGGGGCAGATTGGGGGCAGAATACATTTTCAACAACTTTAGACACTTTTTCGTCTGAACCTTTTATGGCGTGTGAGTAAACATTTAAGGTAGTCCCGATATTCGAATGACCTAACCTTTTAGCCACTTCCGTTACTGGAACACCAGCCGCAATTAACTGTGACGCATGTGTGTGGCGCAAGGCATGGAATTTTTTGTACGGCAAACCAGCCCTTTTTAGAACTCTGACCCATACATTGTGAATATGGCGGTAAAAATAGAAATGACCTGAACGGCTATGAAAGATAAACTCGCAGTCGTGAGGCATTTTGTTAAGTATAGCTATTATGTTGTCCGGCAGTATTACATCTCGAGTGGAGGACTGCGTTTTCGTTGTTGAACCCAACTTTTGCCCGGATATTGTACGTCTTACATGAATATACTTTCCGTCGTAATCAATCCATTTTAGGGCGCAAATTTCACCTATCCGCATACCAGTGAAGATTGCAAGCATGATAAGCGGATACAGCTTCTCTTTTTTGGATGCCTGAATAATCTTTTGTATTTCCTCTTTCGTAAAAGATTCAACAGGAGTTTTTACAATGGGCGCAAGAACAACACCCTTCACACAGTTTTTGTTCGCTAATCCCAAAAACACAGCACGATTCATTGATTCAGACAAAAAATTTTTTATTTTCAATATGGTATTTTGAGAATATCGGAGAGCTAGGTTATTGAAATATTCCTGAAAAAGCATGGTGTTATCTGCATTTAATGGAAGTTTAGACAATGGTTCAAGTATTTTCGCGACAATGAGGTAATCAGTAAACGTGGATGGCTTTACATTCTTTTTGTAAAGTTCCAAGTATTTTAATATCCATTCGCCAATAGGGATGTTATTAGGCTCAATGAAACTACCATTCCTTACCTGCATTCGGCTCACGGATACCCAGTCCTCTGCCTCTTCTTTTGTCTTGAATCGTTTCGTCACGCGCTTCCCCGCAGGAGTAATGAACGCCGCACGGTATTTACCCCGTTCCTTTTCAAAGTAAATGGAACTCATAATAGGTTACGCCTAATCTGAATGACATGACCAATAATCTGAATACGCTTTTCCATAATGTCATTGTTGGAGTAGAAGTGCGGCGGGTATACAGTGACATTATAACCAACCAGCGTAATTCCTTCTTTTGATTTCATGACCTTTTTTACAGTTGCGTCCTCACCATCGAACAAGACAACGCCGATGGCTCCGTTTTCGATTGTGCTTTCTTTCTTGACAATTAAAATATCATCTTCACGCATTTCAGGTTCCATTGAATTTCCCTTTACACGAAGTCCAAAGAAAGTGCCAGTGCGTGCTAAATGTTCAGGAATTTCCTCATATCCTAAAATATCAGTAATTGCAGAAATCGGGATGCCAGCAATGACACTTCCAAGCACAGGAATTTTCACCATTTTGGGCGCGTCATCTGTTGGAAGAAGCTCGGATATAGAGCAGTTTAAAACTTCTGACATTTGATTTATACGGTTCATTTCAGGAAAGTTTTTCCCGTTAAGCCAATAAGATACAGTAGTGGGCGAAACACTCATGAGTTTAGCAAACGCATTATTGCTTAATTCTCGTACTGCTAACACTGAACGAAGATTTTGGACAAACTGTTTCATAAGCTCGGGGGATTCTGTTCCTCTTTTGATTGCCATTTTTATCACCTCTTTTCATATTATATTTTATCTTACCCTTAAAATCAACTTAAACATTAAACTTTTGTGCCAAGTAAGCAATCTCATAAAGTAATAATTCAAAATTCCTCTTGATATTAAGTTTAACTTGATATATAATTGTATTCAGAGATTACAGGAAGGAAGTAATGAAAGTTGAAAATTAAGTTAAAGGCTATGAGAATCCAGCGCGGAATGACACAAACGGAAGCGGGTGAAAAAATCGGCGTTAAGCCGCAACAAATCTGCAAGTGGGAGAAGAAACCAAGAAACATGTCTGTAAAAAATTTACTCCGACTGTGCGAGGTTTACGAATGCAAAATCGAGGATATTGAATTATGAAATTCATGAAAATTGCTGATTATTCAAAATATATCGGCTTGCCAGTAACGACGTTGCGTGCGATGGCGAAAGACAAAGAACTGCCCGCTTTAAAGCGCGGCACGGCGTGGTTTATCGAGATGAGCGGCGCAGATAAAAAGTTAGCCGAATACGTAAGTATCGAGAAAAAGACAAGTTACCTTGATAGACTGGGGGAAATGAAAAGATGATTAAAGAATTAGCATTTATTGTGGCTGGGGCGGCGGTATCTGCTGTTGCATGCGCTTATAATCCGTCAACGGAAAGCATCGAATACCGCGAAATCGTGGGTGATGGCGATACAGTGTGGGGAATCTGCGCGAAGGTCGCAACGGATGAAGATAACTTGCAAGAATTGGTCGATAACGTTATCAGAGATAATGGAATTGGCATGGATTGCAACATTCGTCCGGGACAAGAATTAGTTATTCGCGTGGAAAGAAAGCATTATTTTGACTTTGGAAATTAAGTTAAATCTGTACTTGACATAAAACAATGCCAATGCTAGACTATAGTCATAAGGTTAAGTTAAACTTTATAGAAAGGGGAACGATATGGGGTTACTCTATGATACAAACGAAAAAATAACCGCCATTGCTGAAAAAGCGGTTGAAGTCAACGTCGGCGATGACGAGAACCCGAAAATCGAGCTAGTGAATAGCGAGACAGGCGAATTGCTTACAGATGAGTTTGAAAAGCTCAATCTCAAAAAGAGCAACATTATGTTGTCACTTGCTAAAGAGATTAAGAATCTCAAAGCTAAAGAGAACGCCTTAAAAGCTGAATCTGAATCTTTCGGAAAGCGAGCCAAGTCTGCTGAATCAAAGAGAAAACAGTTTGAGTACATTATCAAAAAATACGGGTACGGGGAAACGTTTGAGGATGGGCAAGCGGTCGTCGCATGGCGCAAGTCCCCTTTAAAAGTGGAAATCTTAAATGAAGATGAAATCCCGCGTGAATATGGGAAAGAAAGCAAGTTTTCGCCCGATATTACACGAATTAAGCAAGCACTTAAAGCTGGCGAAATTGTCAAAGGGTGTGTACTCACGCGAAATCCCGATATTTTGATTATTCGATGATGAGAGGAAGAATAGAAAATGGAAGAAAAGAAAATTGATGAAAGATATGCGGCGGCTAGTCATGTTCCGAAAAGAGTATTAAAAACCATTGACGTTGGACGTCTCAAAGGGAAATCGGATATTAACCCGCAGTGGAAAATCTCTCTTATGACAGAGATTTATGGTATGTGCGGAATCGGGTGGAAATTTGAAGTTACTGAAAAGAATACAGTCACCATTAACACGGGCGAGGTTATGTTATTTATGACCGTCGCGGTATATGTAAAGAACGACGAAAAATGGTCTGACCCTGTTTACGGAATGGGCGGTGACTTTATTGTAAAGAAAGAAAGAACCGGATTGCACGCTAACGACGAGGCTTACAAGATGTGCTTGACGGACGCGCTGGGCAACGCACTAAAGTATATCGGCGTCGCGGCTGACGTATACGAGCAGTTGAACGACACGAAATACGCGGAACGTCCGTCTGCTATTGCAAATGATAAAGAAGAAGAAGAGAAAACAACGCCAGCTGATATTCGAAACCACTATCTCATGCAGTATATTGACGTTTTCCGCAGAGCGAATATTGACCCGAATGATTTTGTAAAGCAGTTTAGCGGCGGTCGAGTAACAGATGTGAAAGACATGCCGAACGAAGAACTTTTAAGAGTTATCAATAACCCGATGGGTGCAGTGAACTGGTACGAAGAACACAGAAGATGAAAGCAGTCATAAAGCAGTTAAATGCCGAAATATTAGACATGAAAACGGCTAGATTGACAATGGATGTGGATAAATCCGTACTTGAGAATATCCCGAGTACGGATAAACCGCTATCCGTTGAAATCAAGGTATACAGAAAGAAACGGTCGCTTTCCGCGAACGCTTATATGTGGGTATTGTTGGATAAAATGGCGCGGCTCATGGGTGGCGGACATACCAAAGAATTTTTATATCTAAGATACATTCGTGAGGTCGGACGTTTTGATGCGTCTGTATGGGTGTTCAAAGACGCTTATGCCGCTTATAAAAAGCGCTGGGAATCCATGGCGCTGGGGAATATATGTGACATTCTGAAAGTTGAAGGAAACATGTATAACTTAATCTGCTATTTTGGCACGCACTATTATGACAGCAAAGAAATGACGTTTTTTATCGACAAGATAATAGCGGATGCAGAAGAGCTAGGTATACCGACATTGACACCGAAAGAATATGCCGAGATGATGAAAGGTCTTAATAATGAAAAGCGATAAAACATTTTGTAATTTTCTTGAAAGCATGCAGTCTCTCATTGACCGAATGTATAAAGAAATGAATTTTCAGTGCGATGAAACAGACAAAGAAAGTAAAGCAGTTATCGCATACTATGTTGGATTGCTTAAATACGCATGCGAGCAAGAAAGGAAAATGAGACATGAAAGATGAAGGTTTAGCGTTTCCGAGAGAAAACCGTTTGAGATTAAAGCTGAACGGATATAAAGAAATCTGCAAGTTGGTTGATGAACGCGACGGAAACAAGTGCGTCATCTGCGGTAGCGCATGGAACATTCATCATCACCATTGTCGTTTCCGTTCCGCATACGGTTCAGACACAATAGATAACCTTGTGGACGTGTGCGCCCGTTGCCATGATGTGTATTGTCATGGCTCAAAAGAAAAGAGATGGGCTGAAACATTGAAAGACTACTTGTCAAGCGAGAAATGCACCATTTTTAGCAAGATTCACGATAAAGAGATTAAGAACATTTATAAGAGGTATGCAAAATGAGAAAATTAGCGAGCGTTCAAAGAGTGTTAGAAGTTGCATCAATCCCCAATGCTGACAAAATCGAGGAAATTAAGGTTATGGGATGGCATTGTGTCGCGAAAAAGGGTGAGTTTAAAGTGGGGGATAGTGTCGTATATTGCGAAATTGATACGATTCTTCCAGCAGATAACCCTGATTTTGCTTTCCTTGAGGGTAAACCTATCAAGACTAAAAAATTAAGAGGGATTTACTCACAGGGCATCGCTTTTCCGTTAAGCGTGCTTCCTGATGGGGCATACAAACTGAACGATGACGTATCGCAAGCGCTTGGTGCTAAAAAATGGGAACCTGATGACTACAATCGTCAAGGCGGGGCTGGCGCACGTTTCCCATCGTGGATTCCGAAAAGCGATGAAACTAGAATTGCAGTATTGCAGGAATATTTAACTAGGTATAAAGGTACAAAGTGTGTCGTTACCGAGAAGCTCGACGGCTCATCACTCACCGCCTTCTTAGATGATGAAAAAGAACTTCATGTATGCAGTCGTAACCTTGAAATCACTGACCATGCAAATTTCATGTACAAGACTGCCGAAGAAAGAGGATTTAAAGAAAAATTATTACATTTTCCTATTGGCACAGTCGTACAGGGCGAAATCATCGGTGCAGGGATTCAGAAGGATAAATACAAGCTGCCGAAAAAGAATATTTTTATTTACAATCTGCGCGAGGAGAACCGTTTCCCCGATAATGAACTTGTTGCCCGCGATAAATTAAAAAATGCAGGATTCGACCTCGTTCCTCTTTTAGACGATAACTTCGAGCTTATTGATGATATAGATAAACTGACAGAAATGAGTGTCGGAAAATCTAAACTGTACAACACAGAGAGAGAAGGCATTGTAATTCGTCCAATCAAACGAATTAACGTACAAGATTCTGATGGCTATTTTGTGGACGGAAGATTCTCCGTTAAAGCGATTAGCCCTAAATTTTTAGTGAAAAATGGGCTGTAATGATGGAAAAAAAGTGCATAGTTTGTGGAAAAAAGTTTAAGACAAACAATCCGGGACAAATCACATGCAGTGCCGCTTGCCTTAAAGAAAACGGGGTAAAGAAATCCCGTGAATATGCATGTAAATTCAAAGCCATGCTTGATTTTGCAAATAGTTTTAATAAGGACAAAAGCATAGATGAAAAAAGGAACTGCCTGACGTGCGGGAAATTATTCAAGCCTTACGAAATACATACGGACAAGCAAGGGATACATCCTGCCGGGAAAAACTTTTGCTCCTTTGCTTGTTGTCAGGCGTTTTATAAAAAGTATGAGGAAGAACATGGAAAAAAGGATTTGTGAATTTTGCAAGCGAGAATTTATTCCAGTTAGGCATAACCAAAAATTTTGCTCTCATGAATGTTATATGCAAGATTACAACGCAAAAAGGAAAGTCGTTATTCCGCCTAGAAAATGCTTAGTGTGCGGGAAAGAATTTAGCCCTGTGCGGCAAAATCAGAAATATTGTTCTCATAAGTGCGCGCGTACTGGATATGTAGACATTAACGCCGTTGAGGAAAATGTAAACTATCCGCCGCGTAAATGTGCGGTGTGCGGGAAAATGTTTAAGCCGTATTCAATTCATACGGATGTTGATGGGATGCATTCGGCAGGTCTATATTTTTGCTCTTTCGAGTGTACTAAAAAATATTATGGGAAAAATTTAGGAAAAAATATGACAATAAAGAAGATGACAGAAGGATTAAAAGAATTATGCTCACTATGAAGGATGATTTGAAATACTTGAAACTTGTTAGAATAAATGGGTTGGGCTTTTGGTATCATCGTGCATCCTGCGAGAAGCATATGGGCAAAAAGCGATGGACGGTTAAAATAACGATACCTTGGGAAAACAGTGATTACATGTTTGAAGCTGATGAATCGGAAGAAGATAGGAGAAAATTCAGGTATTCAATAATAAAAAAACCGCCGCATTTTATTTATTCTGACAGAAAAGACAGGGTAACTAAAGACAACCTTTTCCGATTTGTAAATGATGTTGTAAAATTAAAATGGTTAGATAGAAATAGAATCCGTCAGGTAGTATAATGTGAATATAGCCAGTATTTCTATATAGGGGGTATAGCCATGAAAAAGATTTTATTATTCATTCTGATTTGCTTATTCGGCTTTGGATATGCTGACGCAGAAACGCCAAAAACACTTGCCATTCTAAACATGAATTGCGAAGTCGTTAGAGGTAATTCAGAACGTGAAAAAAGAGATAATGCGCTGAAAAGTCTTTGCTTAACCATGGGAACGGACATGATTGATTATGAGCAGGGACGAAGGGCGGCAATCAATTATGTGACTGATAATCACATCAATGCAGTACGTGGATTGGGGCTAAATGATGCCATTGAACTTGGTAAGAAAGTTGATGCTGATTATGTGGTTCTTGTAAAAGTCTTGGGTGACGCTTACGCACCGGGTGGGATGTTCCATACTTCCATTAAATATAATGCAACCGCTGATTTAAGAATCATTGATGTAAAGGAAGGGAAAGAGATTTTAGACAATTCCGCAAACGCACAAGGAAAAAGAGAAGCGCTCCTTCCGCTTGTTGTTAATTTAGTGGAAACTGTAAAAGCGGATATTAAATCTAAAAGCCTTACTTTCCCAAAGAGGTGAAAATTTCCTGAAAAAGGTGAAAAATGCACGAAGTAACGAATGCTTTAATAGAGTATGATAACTGGCTGTCAGATAAATTTATGCTTGTACCACGAAAAGCCATGAGAAACGCCTATGAGATGGCAAATACTCCTTTTTGGCTTTACATGTATATTTGCGACGAATTTTACGGTGGTCGTGTTCTGATGGATGACGATGGATATAGTTATATCATCCTAGTATCTGATGACATGGCAGAATTGTTCCATGTCACAAGTACGTCTATCAAGTTGGCGATGAAGAAACTACGTGAGAAAAAACTGATAGAGACTGTCAAACATCAGGAATTTATAGGTGGGGTATGGGCGTATCTTTTAGATGATAAAGGAAAGCGCATGCGTTATTACATGTAACTTAAAAGCGGCGATAAATTCGCCGTTTTTTAGTGCGTAAAAAGAAAGTTTATAGTTAAAAAGGTGTTGACACATAGCTAATATGGTGGTATTGTATAGTCATCCGATGAAGAAACCATTTAGGAAAGGAAAAGAGAAATGACTATCACAACAAATGACAAGGACAAAATTGTTTTCATGCAGTTTTTGAAAGAAAGATTGGAAAATAAGGGCTATATGGTTGACGTCGAATTGACTGTAATGCCGTTTTTCGGGGAAGAACCATCAATTTCCATTTTTGACGCCATGGTTCGCGTTGAAGATAGATGGGTTCTTAATTTGAATTTCACTTGCGGCGGCGTGTTGGTCAAGGATGAAAACAATCATTCTATAATTAGATTCGAGCTTAATGCGGCTGACGGCTTTGATTTCATTGTCAATTATTTAGAAATCTATTTTGACAGGCTGGCAAAAGAAATTGCTTAAAATCGTTTATAAGGCGTTTGCACGCCGTGGGTATAAAGTTATACTTAACGAACACACAAACGCCTGTAAACTTAAATTAGACACGCTAGAGAGGGAATATCATGGAACACTTTAAGCAGAGAGTTTTAGACAAGATTGATGAGCAGATTATGGATTTAGAAAATCTCAAAAACTGCATTAACGATTGCGAAGATGAAAGAGCATTGCTTGCCGCCATTGATGAATTTTTCGTCATTATGAAAGTTGACGATGCACACAGAAATTTCACAATGGCAACATTGTACAATTATTGCAAATTCAGGATTGAAAATCGAAAGAAGGATAACAATGATTAGCGCATATGATGTTTGGCACGGCAAAGAATACAAGGATTTAACCATTCACATGAAAGCGGTTTATCAGTTCTTGATGGACAAGCGGAAGAAAGACAGGCTAAAGACAGAATCGAATGAACCATATGTTGTCTATCGAGTGAAAGATATTGCTGAGGATAGCGGAATTTCAAATAGAATGGTTAGAAATGCTATTTATGCCATGAAAAAGCGTGAAATTATCCGCGTTGAAAGGGACAGAAGCAGTCCGAACCTGTATAGAATTGTTTTCACGGGAGAAAAGGATGGATAAATTTAATAGCATTCAAGAATACAAACGATTTAAACATCCATTTCTATTTCCAGTCGAGTTTATTACAAAAGCCAATTTATTTGGAGACTTGACATATTCTGAAAAAATTTTTTACTGCTATCTGCACTATAAATTAGGCGAATGCGGTCTAAAAGATGAAAATGGGATGTATGTAACTGTTTCCCGCGAAGAAATGGCAGATTTTTTTAAAGTGGCTGGTAATACTATTAGAGTTTGGATGAAAAAGCTGATGGAATATGGATTGGTTCGCCGAGAGCGACATGGTTTTTTTAACGTTTCCAAAATATATGTTGCGGATTTAGATGAAATAATCGAAGGAGCGACTTAATGAATAAGCGATTCAAGATAACCGATTTTGCGAAGTGCGCCAATTATTCGCCGTATGATTTCGGCGCGTTACATTCTTACTGGCAATTCCCAACAGTCTTTATCACTCGAAAAGATTTATTTGGAAGTATTACATCGGATGCGAAAATCTTGTATTGTTGGCTTAGGGACAGATTGCAAATTTCCATTAAAAATGAAAAATTCCTAGATGAAAACGGATATTTCATTGTTGCCTCGCAAAAGGAGATAGCTAGTACATTCGATGTATCTGAAAGAACCGTAAGAAATTGGATGGATAGTCTGAAATCAATCGGCTTAATTCGGACGGAAAATCAGTATTTAGGTAAACCGGCCAAAATTTATATAGGGAATATTGAGAAATTAGATGAAATAATCAAAGGGGAAAAACAATGAATGCATCAAAATATAAGAATAGCAAATTCAAAAGTCCATACAGTGTTGTTAGAAGCGCATTCATTCAAGCTGACATAGATTTATTTGAAAACCCGTTTTTTCAAAATGTGTCTGATGCGGAAAAAGTTGTTTATACCGTACTTTCTCATAGAATGGATATGTCGATGAGAGATGAAAGGTTTTGTGATGAGAACGGTTATTTTATCTTTTTTAAGCAAAAAGAGCTTGCCAAAAAGATGGGGCGTTCTTTAATTTCGATAAAACGGATATTCAAAGCATTAGAGGAACACGGACTTATTGTTACACAAAAAAGAGGGACAGGTCTTGTACAAAAGATTTATTTAGTAAATCCGTATGACATTATTGAAGCAAATAATAAAGCAAGTGTTGTTCTTGATGATGATAGAAATCCGTTTTACGAAGAAAATGAATCCGCTCAAACAGGTATCAAAAATGATACTTCACAGGTATCAAAAATGATACCCACAGGTATCAAAAATGATACCCGAGAGGTATCAAAAATGATACCTCCTTTATATGAGAGAGATATACAAGAGAGAAATATACTGAGAGATAAAGAAATATATAAAGAAAAACCCAAAATTGAATCGCCCAAACGAAAGTGCTTTTCAAAGCCAACAGTTGATGAGATAAAAACCTATGCCGACGAAAAGGGATACTATAACTTTGATGCCGAACGTTTTTATGACTACTATGAAGCGAACGGCTGGCATTGCGGCAAATCACCGATGAAGGATTGGAAAGCCGCCGTGAGAAACTGGATGAGGAATAACAGCAAATGGAAAAACGATTATAGCTCACGATACGCAGATGAGGATGAGAGGGAATCCAAAGAAACCTTACATAGACAGATAGCGGAATTAGAGAAAGCAGGTTACTTGTGATGCAGGATGTACAAAAAATACTTGATGAAATGAGAAAAGCCATGGGGGATAACCTTAAACCAGTGGAAGAGAAGAAGTACAAATGCTTTCGTTGCCAAGACACAGGGACTATCTTCATTATCGAGGATGGAATTACCAAGGCGATGGATTGCCCTGATTGTAAAGCAAGACGATTAAGCGCTAAGTGGCTGAAAAAGAGCGGTATATCGGTTGCAGATTACGAGAAATACAAACTTGATACTTTTATTGCGGATACGCCGATGGCGAAACAGATGAAAAAAGAAGCCATCGACTTCTTGCAGAAAAAAGATTCTTTGGGTATTGGATTTTTCGGAAAGTCGGGCGGTGGTAAAACGCATATCTGTATTGCAATCTGTCAAGCCTTGAACAAAGAGCATTATTACTGGCAGTACAGGGAAAGAATACAGGAAATCAAAAATGCGATGTATTCGGATGCCAAGACTTACGACCTTTTGGTTAGGCAGGCGAAGGAAGCACCGTGCCTGTATATTGACGATTTATTCAAGGGCGCAGAAACGAACGGAAAACTGTCACAACAGGATTTACAAATCATGTTTGATATTATCAACGCTCGATACATTAAAAGACGTATAACCATTATCTCAAGCGAATTTAAATTCAGGAAAATACTGGATTTAGACGAAGCAATCGGAAGCAGGCTGTATGAAATGATGATGCCCCACGTTGTTGATGTATTGGGGGAAAATAGAAGGTTGCGTAAAAAGTTGAATAGTTGTATAATTGGAGTTAAGTAAAACTTTACAAGCCGCGGAAACAACAGCGGCAATGATGAACTTAAACTGGAAGGTAAACATGAACACAGTAAATCTTTTAGGCACAGTATTCGATACGCCGTCTTTAAAAGGTGGCAAGAAAGTAAAATTTAAACTGACTTGCACACACACGAGAATTTCTGCGGACGGCAATACAGAAAAAATCAAAAACACAATTACATGCATTGCTTTTGGCGATTTTGCTAAGGCAATCGCAGAAAATGTCAAAAAAGGCGAGCTTTGGGAAGTCAGCGGATACTGGGCGGTAACGCCGTTTGTTGGAGCGGATGGAAATAAAACGATTTCCAATGAGCTTGTGGTTACGCTGATTGCAAAGCCACTCAAAATTATAAAGGGGTCTAGGACTGCTTAAAATAGGTCTATTTTCGCTTGCAAGGCGAATTAAGTATAACTTACCATTTGGCGACAGAAACGGCTATAATGGCTGAAATTTCAAGTTTTGTTTAACACGAGGGATTACATGAAATTGGTTTTCAAGGTTGACGGTCGTTTGCCGGGGCTGAATGAGCTGATTAACGAGGCGCGGAAGAATAGATACTCTAGTGCTTCGCTGAAAAAGACGGCGCAACGACCTTTGGAATTAGTGTTTCGTCGGCAGTCTTGCGGCAGGAAATTGAAGAATCACGCCCTTGTGAACGTTCGTTTTTATGAACCGTTTAACAAGAAGTATCGCCGTGATGATGACAACATTTTTGCTGGTCTTAAATTTATTATGGATGCGTTTACGGCAGTTGGCGTGATTGCTGACGATAATCCTAAATATGTTCACGTCAAGCCGGAAAGAATTAAGGATTGTGAAAAGCCACGAATAGAGATAGATATCGAGGAGGACGAATGAGACGCTTTAAAAAATTATCAGACAATGCGATTATCCCGACGAGAAAGACAAGGAATAGTGCGGCATATGATTTATGCGTACCTGACGGAAAGGAAATCATTATTCATCCGCACGAGACAGTGAAGTTTGAAAGCGGTATTGCCGCACAAATGAATGACGATGAATTTTTAGCAATTTACGTCCGTTCATCAATCGGAATCAAGAAAAGTCTTATGCTTCCTAACGGGACTGGAATCATTGATAGCGATTATTTCGGAAACAAAGACAATGGCGGAAATATCATTATCGCACTGCATAACTTTGGCGAACAAACAGTGATTTTAGAGCCGAAGCAAAGAGTGGCACAATGCATTTTTCAGAAATATCTGACTGTAGATGATGAAAAAGAAATTACCAATGAACGCACTGGCGGTATAGGGAGTACGGACTAATGAACGACGTTGGTTATGAATACAAAAAGCACCCGATACAGCCGTTTGACGTAATCAAACAATGTTTCTCTTTTGAAGAACGCAAGGGCTTTTATCGAGGAAACGTATTGAAATACATCATGCGGATGAATGATAAAGGGCAAGAAGAAAGCGATGCCCAAAAAGCACTGGCGTATTGCCAAGAACTTGTGAAAGTATACGAAGAAAAGCCGAAGAGGTTTAATCAAGATGAAGTGCAAAAAGTATTATCGCGACATGGAAAAATTCAATGCGTACAAGAAGAGAAGTGCATCCCGATACAGGGAAACGACTAGATTTTATGGTATCGGAACGAAGTATAGCCGATACACAGAAGATGAAGAGAAAATCATATTAGACAGAGGTTACACGGATAGAGAAATAGCAAAACTGCTGAAACGTTCTGTAAATGCAATCCAAAAGAAAAGGCACACATTGACCCATGACCAATCAAGAAGCGTATGAATTTGTCCTTTCCTGCTGGGCTAGAGAGCAGGCATACACCAAGCTCACAGAAAATCTAATGGAAGAAATTGTGAAAGATTGCAATGAACATAAGCCTGCCAATGAAATCTTGCCGAAAGCGATTAGATGCATAGCGGCTGGTACAGGAAATGTTGTATTTGCAAGACAATGTTTAGACAATTTACGAAAGGTAACAGATGGAACTTGAAACTATTGAAAAAACACTAAAAACTTGCCCATTTTGCGGAAGTCACAATGTGAGAGTAAACGGCGTTATCTTTCCTAGTGCCGCATGTGAAGATTGCAAGTGCTACGGTCCGGTGGGTTTTTCAAAAGAAGATGCCGTCAATAAATGGAATAAAATGGTAAATAATCGAGAAGATGCACAGACATTTGAAATTGTTGTAACGAAGGACAAGCATGTGGAAGTATGAAAGCAGAAAATCTCAATGTTAAGATGATGCCGATTGATGACTTAATACCGTATGATAAGAACCCGCGAATTAACGAAAATGCGGTATATTCAGTCGCTGAATCCATCAACGAATTTGGGTTTAAAGTACCTATCGTTGTTGATAAGAACAATGTAATCATCAATGGACACACAAGATTAAAAGCGGCGCGGTCTTTAGGGATAGAGAAGGTGCCAGTTGTTATTGCTGATGATTTAACGCCCGAGCAAGCGAAGGCGTTTCGTCTAGCTGATAACATGACCGCACAGCTAAGCGGGTGGGACATGGACTTACTGAAAGACGAAATGAACGATTTAGCTGATGAATTTGATATGGGACGTTTCGGATTTCCTGACATGGATTTTGAAGAATCGGAAGATGATTTAGCTGACGAACTGAAAGACAAGGACGAAAGCGATGATTTACCAACTCAATACAAGGTTGTCATATCCTGTAAGGACAAAGATGAACAGGAAGTTATTTTAAGCAAGATGAAAACCCAAGGATACGACTGCCAGCCTGTAAGTTTTAAGTAAGGAGCGTACCAATGGGAAAGACTTTTTCAGATTATACCCCGGATGAGCGAAGAGCTTTAGGGATGAGGGGCGGAAATAGGCGATGGGAGATTGATGAAAAAAGGAAAACGCTAAGAACGCTTGCCGAAGAATACGGAAGAAGCAAAATTAAGAATCAAAGAATCATACAAATGTTGAGAGAAAGCGGAATTGACCCCAAGGACGCCATTCAAGACATGTTGCTGATTTTGCAATGCTTTAATCAAATTTCCAAAGGAAACCCCAAGTGGGCGGAAATCTATCTGAAAATAAGACAGGAATCTAACCCTGACTTTATGGAATTAAGACGGGCAGAGCTTAAATTAAAGAAGGCAGAGCTTAAATTGAAAGAGAAACTTGCTGAAAAACAATTAGCTGAAAGCGAAAGCGAAGAAGGCACCAAGCCACAAGTTATTTTATATATGCCGAACAAAGAATAGGAGAAAGCATAATGAATGAACATTTTTCAAAACAAACATTAGTCGATGAAATTGCTAAAGAAAATGGGCTGGTTAAATCTGAAACAGAAAAGATTGTGAATCTTTTTATTGAAAAAATCAAAGAACATTTAAGAAATGGCGACAAAGTAACAATTCCAAAATTTGCGGCGTTCAACACTAAAATTGTGAAGGAACGTTCGTATAAGATTAACGGGAAAGAGTATACAAAACCTGCTAATATTAAGTTTACTGCCAAAATGTCAAAGTTTAATACAAAGGAAATCCAGCAATAATAGAAAGCCAGTAAAAGACAGACACCATGCCTGTCTTTTTTATTTGAGGTGAGAATTGAATCCAATCATACTTAAACCGCAGGAGGGACCGCAAGAGCGTTTCCTAGCGACAAGTGCGGATATATGTATATTTGGCGGTTCGGCGGGCGGTGGGAAATCGTTTGCACTGTTACTTGAGCCGCTCCGATATATGGACGTGGAAGGGTATAAGGCGGTCGTTTTCCGACAGAATTATACGCAGATAATGGCGGCGGGCGGTCTATGGGATGAATCCTCTAAAATGTACCGACTGCTTCCTAATGCGATTGCCACCATGTCACCGAAGGCGCATTGGACGTTTGGCGGAAAAGCGGTTATTAACTTTGATTACCTTGCAAGAGATGACGATGTTTACAAATGGCAAGGCTCACAGATTTGCGCGCTTTGTTGCGAAGTAAACACTCCCGTGCTTATGAGCGACGGAACATATAAAAAAGTCGCCGATATTAAAGTCGGCGACAAGGTAATGACACTAAAAGGCGTTCAGACTATAACCCATGTTGGGGCAGAAGAAGAAAAAGATTGTGTAAAAGTAACGGATGAACATGGAAACAGTCAAATACAATCGACCAATCACGAATTTCTCACTACTGCTGGTTGGTTGTCGTATGATTCCGTGAATAAATCCATTTCAAATTATAGTAATTCAGTACCTTTTGCAAATAAACATAGTTTGTTTCCGGGTACTGCTTATAAAAAGAACGGCGGGAAATCGACGGGTTCAAAGCAGATTCAACAATTTTTGTTGCAAGTTGCGGGTTCGCATCTATCAACTCTTGCGCCGTGCGAGTGTCATAAGTCGTGTGAAGCTCTCCACGCTTTGACTTGCGAACAAATTTTATACCGTTTCTTTCACAGATACGCTTTATTGTACGAGCTGAAATTCCAGTTATTTGAGCAATCTCTCGCAATCCATACCTATCATCAGGCGCGTAAAGGAGAACCTTCTCAATCGCCGCTTTATCATCAATCTTTGTTGGTGAACGGCGAACATAAGGTTTTGTCAAATCGGGGAAATGAACCCGAAGTGTCTGAACTGTTACGCCGAAATGTGCCGCCGTCTGTTTTATACCGTGAGATTTTAGCATTTCTTCGACTGCATCGGCGGTCATGCCAGAGTGGGAAGAAAGGCGGCGCAATTTCATGTGAATCGCCTGATGCTCGTTTCTTGTCACGACCTGCAAATTTTCAAGGCGATTGTCTAATTTGTCTTGATTGCGATGATGAACAATTTCCGTATCGAGCAAGTATCTCCCAAGACGGCGTTCTGCGAATAGACGGTGTTGTTGAACAAATCCCCAAATGTTCGCTTTCGGATGGTGAGGGCAATATTGAAAACGGTATTTACCGTAAATTATTGTATCAACATCCGTATAGTCACGATAAATTTCTTTCGGAAGGGTGTTATTCTCTTTGCTCATTGGTGGTTACTCCTATCGGCAAAAAAACAGTGCGGGCATTTACCGTTTCCTCTCAAAACAATTTTATCACGGAAATGGGTATCGTGAATAAAAACTGTTTCGATGAATTAACACATTTTAGCGAAAAGCAATTCTTTTATATGCTATCCCGTAACCGTTCAACATGCGGCGTCAAACCATATGTCAGAGCGACATGTAACCCTGATGCCGATTCATGGGTGGCTAAATTTATAGCATGGTGGATAGACCCTGAAACAGGATACCCGATTAAAGAGAGGAGCGGCGTAAAGCGCTATTTTACCCGTGTGGATGATACGGTGATTTGGGGCGACACTGCCGAAGAGTGCGCTGAAAAAAGCGGCGTCGATATAAGTTTATGCAAATCCGTTACTTTTATCGCGTCATCCATTCATGATAATAAAGCGTTATTAGCGGCTGACCCGAGCTATTTAGCATCTCTGAACGCATTGTCTCTTGTTGAACGGGAAAGACTTCTAAACGGGAATTGGAAGATTAAACCCGCGGCTGGATTATATTTTCCGAGGAATGGAATACGAATTGTCAAGACTATCCCTGATAAACTGCTTACGTCTGTTCGTGCATGGGATTTAGCGGCAACTGAAATCACAACATCAAACAAAGACCCTGACAGAACTTGCGGGACGTTATGGGGACGTATGAGAAACGGGCAGTATATCATCCTTGACGGCATTCGCGTGGCTAAAAATGCGGCAAATGTACGGGATTTAATCGTATCAACCGCCAAGCAGGATAAAACCATGTATGGGACAAGCAAGATATTCATTCCGCAAGACCCCGGGCAGGCAGGGAAAGACCAGTCTAGGAGCTATGCCAAGATTTTAACAGGATATTCGTTCATGTCTAATCCGGTAACAGGAAATAAAATAACTCGTGCTGAACCTATGGCGGCGCAATGGCAGAACGGGAATATTTATATGCTTGAAGGGGAATGGAATAAGCCGTATTTAGATGAAATGGATGGGTTTCCTGATTTATTACATGATGACTATGTTGATTCATCGTCTGATGGTTTCCGTATTGTTTCCAATTATTCCGCATGGGGAGGGTTGACCAAGTGACAGTCGAAGATTTCTTTAAGTACACCATGTATGAAAACAATCTCTTAAAAGTCATGAAAGCAGAAAAGTCCGTAAATAAGAGCAATATCAAAGAAATTCGCACGATTAAAGGAAGTTTTGAAGAGGACGAAATGAAAGACCTTCTATGCAGGATAGAAGAAAAACTCTCGAGGCGGGAAAGAGATATAGTTTCACAAATCAACTTGATTATGACGTTACAACGGTATGCATTGGTACTTATATCCATGCTTGAAAGAAGTGACGACAAAACCGTCATGCATGAGCGGTATATTTTAGGGCATCAATGGGAAGATGTGGCAGAAAACACTCATTGGTCGATTTCTCAAGTGTACAACATTCACAGGCGCGCTATGGATGAAATTAAAAGCCGTGTAAAAGAATTGCCGATAGAAATACAAGAAAAAATAAAAGCATGAATATCTGTAGTAATTTATAGATTAACGTATGCTATAGTGATGATAAGAAATTTACGAAAGGCACGATATGGGAAAGAAAAAGAAAACTTTACGAAGTGACGGCTTTGTGAACGCCTTTACTGGGCAGGGCGTAAAATCTCGTGACCCGTTCGCGTCATACAGTGTGGATAGTGAAATACCGCTTTATGATAAAGAAATCGACAACCTTTATACATACAACGGGATTGCTAGAAAAATCGTAGAGATTCCAGCAGACGACGCGGTATCGGAAGGATTTAAACTCATAAACGGTTCAGACGAGATAGAACAATCTAAAGCCGTTATGTCAGAGCTTGAAGATATAAAATGGGACAATAAATTCAGTGAAGCACTGTCATGGGAAAGAGCGATGGGCGGTTCGGCTATTCTTATGATGATTAACGATGGGCGGCGGTTCGATGAACCGTTAGACATTAAATCAGCAGACAGGGTAGAACGCCTAGACGTTTATTCAAAACAAGATATTTCAACAACGGGGAGTTATTATTCTGACCCGAACGACCCGAAGTACGGCAGACCGTACATGTACACCCTTATAAATGAATATGGGAACTCTATAAACGTACATGAAAGCAGGCTGCTCCTCTTTCGAGGCGGAAGAATTTCAAAAGAAGAGCGCCGATACAGAGATGGATGGGGCGGCACTGTGTTTGATGTAATTCAACGCCGCCTTATACAGTATGAAACCTCAATGAACCTTTCCCTTGCGGCACTTTCCCGCCTTTCGCAATCCATGCTTAAACTTAATGGGTTGGCGGATATTCTTTCCAGTGATGGCGGCGAAGAAATCATACAAAAACGCTTACAGGCGATTGATATGGCTAGGCACTTTTTGAATACCATAGCCATTGATTCTGCGGATGATTATCAGCAATATGCATTGCCATTGGGCGGTATACCTCAAATTTCAGAAGAGTTTGAAGTTGCATTAGCCGCCGCAACGAATATACCAGTCACTATACTGTTTGGGCGTTCCCCTGCTGGGCTAAACGCCACAGGAAGAAGCGATTTTGAGCAGTATTACAAAATGGTAAATCGGATTCAGACACGGAACATGAAACCGCAGTTATCGCGGCTTATATCCATTCTGAACCAATTAAAAGGGTTAAATCTTCCCGAAAAATACACTATAGAATTTAATCCGCTTTGGACGATGAGCGAGCCGGAAAAAGCATCCGTAAAACAGACGAAAGTCAACACCGAGGCGGCGAAGATTAACGCCGTGAATACTCTTGTAAGTTCAGAGATTATCACAAAAGAAGAGGCAAGAAAAATTCTCTCCGAAATTATGAGCGAGGTGAAATAAAATACAACGATTCGATACATATGCGTTTCAAGCGCAAAGAACAGGTGAGGGGTATATCGAAGATTCACCGATTGTTGGGAGAACAGGGATACTCCTCTATCAAAACTTTGATGGAAGTGTGAGACGCGAGTATAGACCACCCGAAGAGGCGTTCAATGAGCAAAGTCTCATGTCTCTTAAAGGAAAGCCAATTACCATTGGACACAAGGGCGTTGTCAATTCGCAGAATATTGACGCACTTCATCCAGTGGGGACGGTTTTATCCGAAGGCAGAAAAGATGATAACAACATCGTGGCAGACATAATTTTATACACTTTGCCGACCGAGGATAGAGAGCTTTCCTGCGGGTACACACTCGACCTTGATGAAACATCGGGCGTAACACCTGACGGCGAACATTATGATGCCGTACAGAGAAACATTAGGTATAACCATTTAGCTATAGTACACCGAGGAAGGGCTGGCGTATCAAGGCTGAACATGGATGGCGACCAAGTTATAGAAGATTCCAATAAGGAGGACGAAATGGTAAAAATTCGTATTGACAGTGGTTTAGAGTATGAAACTGCGCCGGAAGTCAAGGTATATGCTGAAAGATTAGCACAGGAAAATCAAGACCTGAAATCGGAAATGGCGGCTAAAGATAAACGCGCTGATGAAGATTTAAAAACTATTAAAGCAGAAATGGCAGAAAAGCAAAAAGCAACCGATGAAGAAATTTCTTCTCTCAAAGCTGAAATCGAAAAGCTGAAAGCAGGAAAGAAGGAAAAAGAAACCGAAGCTGATGAGGCTAAAAAAGATTGCGAAGCGGCAAAGGCTGAACTCGAAAAGGCTAAACAAGATTCTTCCACCTTACAGGCTAAATGCGATTCTGCGGAAGCCGACGTGAAGAAATTAAAAGAAGAAGCAGAAAAGAAAGACGCAGAATTTAAGGCTAATTTTGATTCTGCCGTAAAAGAGCGTATCGAAATGCTTTCCATTGCAAAAGCCCATAACATTGAAAAAGCTGATGAAATGAACGCGCATGACATTAAAGTGGCAGTCATTAAGTCCGTTCGCGGCGATTCATTTGACCTTGAAGGAAAAGACGATAACTATATCAACGTCTGCTATGACCTTTGCAAAGATGATGAAACAAAGAAGCATGATGACGGCATGAGCGCACAGCGTCAGCAGTTTGGTAAACAGAACGACAGAAAAGATTCTGCTGATTCTGATGAATTATCCGTCGAAGAACTCGAAAAACGTCTTAGAAAAGACGAAAGTGAATTATACCTGAAGGAGGTTAAATAATGGCACAAGCTAAACCGTTCACTTGGTATGGTGAAGATGCACCCGCGTTTAAAGGACAACTTGCAGATACCACAGCCCATGTAATTGATTCTTTTGCATCCGAAGGCGGCGTTGAGCCGGGCACTCTTGTTATGAGAGGCACTGATACCGCGAAGCAGGTAAAACAAATTAAAGCTGATACTGATTCCGCGAAGGCTATTGGTATTGCGGTACATGTTCATAAAGAACCTGAAACCCCGTATTACCCGACTGGCTATTCTGTACCAGTTATTACCTTTGGCGACGTTTATGTTGAAGCTGGCGCAGATGTAAAAGCTGGCGATACCGTGGCAATCAAGACCAACGGCGACCATGTTGATTATGTCGTAGCTACCGAGGAAGCCTCGGATACTGTAAAGGCACTTACTGGGTTTACTTACCTTGATTCTGTATCACAAGGCGAAATCGTAAGAGTTCGCGTTCGTCAATAGTCAATAAAGGAAAGGATAATAAATGAAAAACATCAATTTAGATGATGCACGTATTTTAAAGAATACGAACCTTGATGCGGATGAATCCGCATTCTTAACTAGACAGCTTACCTATGTTCGTAAGCAGGCGTTACAGGTAAAGAAAGCACCGCTTAATGCGTTCACTGTATTCCCTGTAATGACCGATGTGCCAGCAGGCGCAGAAACCGCCGTACAGCGCATTTATGATTCCGTCGGCATGGCAGAAGTCATCTCTAACTATGGTGACGACCTGAAACGTGTTGACCTCGTGGCTAAGGAAAACGCGGTTCGCGTTGTAACCGTCGGCGACGCTTATGGTTATAACTATAAGGAACTGCGTAATGCAATGTTCGCTAACATGAACCTTGACGCCATGAGAGCATCCGCCGCACGCCGCGCGATTGATGCAAAGTTAAACCGCATTGCATGGCATGGCGATTCCGCACACAACGTTATTGGGTTCTTAAACAACGATAACATTACCGCATTCTCACTTCCGGCGGATGGCACGTCCAATGCGACCGAGCTTTCCAAAAAGACCGAAGAAAACGTCATCCGAGACATGAATGATTTCATCGAATCCATTCCTGAACAGACCAAACAGGTGGAACAGGCGAACACGGTACTCCTTGCACCAAAGGCATATAACCACCTTGCGACCACCCGTCTGAAAGATTCAGACCGTACTATCCTCGAATTTTTACAGGGCGTACACCCGGAAATCGTTCGCTGGATGAAAATCGGTGAGCTTGAAAAGGCAGATAACGGCAAAGACGTAATGATTGCGGGCAACTTCATTCCTGAATACATCAAGTTTGAAATTCCGAACAGATTCACGCAGATGCCTGTTCAGCCGAACAATCTTGAATACAAAGTGCCGTGCCTGTCAGAAGCCATTGGCGTATCCATTACAATGCCGCTCGCGTTCGCAAAGGCTAGTGGTTGCTGATGAAAGTTATTAACAGAACATCTCATCTTATCATTGCTGGTGGTGTACTCCTCGTACCGAGTACACCGACCGAATGCGATTTTGCTGAAATGAGAAAGATTTATCCGAAACTGGCAGAAGAAGAGCGGGCAGGCAGGATTCAAATTGTCAGTGAAGAGGCGGCTAAAATCGAAGCGGAAGAAGTGGAACAAAAGACAGTGAAAGAATTAAAAGAATACGCAGACCGCAAGGGCATTAACCTTGATGGATGCAAAAACAAGGCGGATATTCTGAACGCCATTAAAGTTAGCGAGGGTTAAAATGTATGATACCGAGAAACTCCTTGACCTTGCACCTGAATTAAGCGGACTGGACGAGGGGACATTGCAGATGGGATTTGAAACCGCATCGGTATTTGTCAGTCGTAAACAGTTTGGCAAGGCATACGATTTGGCACTCATATATTTAACCGCGCACTTATTAACGCTTAAAAGATTATCCTTGAGCGAGGGCGCGTCAAGCGGCGGCGTTACAAAAGAGGTAACGTCAGAACACGAGGGCGCGCTATCCCGTTCCTATGGTACATCTCTTACGAGCGATACTTTTTTGGCAAAAACGATATACGGTATTATGTTTGAACGGCTTAAACGTCGGGTGATTATACCTGTGCTTACAAGAATGGGGTAGTGATACATGGCATGGTTTAGGAAATCCTATACTGTACAAAGAACGTATAGGGACAAAACAACCGAAGATGTCACCATCATTGCTGATGTTCAACCGTCAAATGATACGAGCATAAGCCCTGTTGGTACGACTGACAGGGCTATTCGTATCTATACAAACGATGAGATATTTCCATCCAATCAGCCGCCAAGTCAGGCGGTAAAAAAAGATATTATCACCTACCAAGGGGAAGAATATAAAGTCACCAAAGTGGAAAAGTATGATGGCGGTATTATCAGTCACTTTGAGGGGACGGCAGTGCATTATGATTTGCAGTCTATCGTCGTTTATAAGCCCATACGGAAGCCCGACGGTCAAGGTGGGTATAAGAGTACCCTAGAAACGCTGGGCGCGTTAAAAGCGAAAATAAATCAACCGTCGATGAGCATGACTGGCGGCGAGACAGGTTCAAAAGAAAGCATGGTTCAGCAAATTATTATAGATGACGAATTAGAGGGACTGGATACATCTTGCCAAGTTGAATACAAGGGCGAAATGTTTGAAATACTCTATATAGACCGTTCAAAGTACGACGTATTGACGCTTTCAATGCAGAAACAGGTCAACCGTGGCTAAAATCATATTGGACGATTCTTCGCTTTCAAAATACGTTGAAGAAACCACCAAGAGATTGGATTCTGCTTGTGAAAAAGCAGTAAAGGATACCTGCGAAGATATACAGAGAATGGCGAAACAGCTTGCCCCTGTCAGGTCGGGTAAATTAAGAAATTCAATTAAAACAAAGGTGGAAGGGATGAAAGGTGAAGTGTATTCCGATGTTTCTTATGCGGGATATGTGGAAAACGGAACAAGAAAAATGAGGGCAAGACCTTTTTTAAGACCTGCATACGATGCCTGTATAAAAGAACTTATGAGTAGAGTGGTGAAGAATTTATGAATATACGGATACCGCTTAATGAATTTCAAAAATCGTTATATCAGTTACTCTCAAAAGGGCAGTCAGTCCCTGTGTACGACAGGATTCCCGATGAGCAGATAACATTGCCATACATATGGTTAGGAATGATGCAGGACGTTCCTATTGATGAAAATAAGACATTTTTCACACACTCTATTACCCAATACATTCATGTTTTCTCTAATTCCCAAGGGAAGAAAGAAATGAGCGAGATTATGAATGATATAATTTATCTCATTTCCGCTTACGATTTACCGATGGAACACAATCGCCTGATTGAAAGCGAGCTTTCAACCGTCACGGCAAATGGTGAGGAATACCAAGAAGGAATGACGGGTTATCATGGGATAATTGTTTATAAATTTAAGATACAACAGGAGGACTAAATGGCATTAACGCAAGAACAATTAGATGCACTTCCGAAATATAAAAATACCGCCCAAGTAGTCGCAGGCAAGGACGTTATTATTTATGTTGCGGCGCAGGCTAATCCTTATGAATGGGTTTTAATCGGCGGTCAGCAAAATTCCCCTATTGCTGAAAAGGCTGATTCTATTGATGCAACGGACAAGACCACTGGGAATTACTCTAAAAAACTGGCGGGGCTTCATAGCTGGTCAATTTCCTTTAGTGGTTTATGGGTATTAGGCGATGAAGGAATTGAGATTTGCCATAATCGTTTCATCAATGATGAACCCGCATTATTCCGTATTGAGTATGCGGACGGTTCCTATAGACAGGGATGGGGTACGATTACCGCTTTCTCGGATGACAACGCACACAAAAACGCGCTTTCTGTAAAGATGACAATCGAAGGAAACGGCGAACTTTCTAGTATGGTTACACCGCCAACACCGACGGTAACTTCACCGACTATTTCTGCTAGTGCGTCTAAAGACGCCACCGTTAAATTTAACACGGCAGATATCGCAATCCGTGCGTTGAAAGATGAGAGCGGGATTTCTCTTGAGTACGATGTGGATTATGATTTAGTGGGCGACACATTGACGGTCAAGAAGGAATATTTATCTAAAATCAAGCAGGCAACCACGCTTACCGCGAAATTTGCAAACAAAGTGGACATTGCGATTTCTGTTACTGCTGGGTAACAATATGGGAACCTGTAATTTGGTTCCCATTTTTATTTAGGAGAAGAATAATGAGACAAGAAACTATTTTCAAGATTGGCGGAAAAGATTATAAATTTGTTCTTACCATCGGTGCATTCGTTCCAATGGAAAAAGAACTGGGGAAGTCGCTCCTTGCTTTACTGAATCCGGCAGAAGGAAAGTTTACCGAAGCAATGACCGTGGAAAACATGAAAACTATTCTGAAATACGGCTTGCAGGGGATTAAGAGAGATGATGATACAGTCTATGACTTAATGGATAAATTCATCGAAGATGGCAATACCATTGATATGCTGGCAGGTAAGGTTTTAGAAGCGGTATTGCTTAAATCGGATTTTTTTCTTCCAAGGGCGGCAAAAGTGAAGGCAGAAAAATAGAATCTCTTACGAAATGGGTTGAACTGTCTGAACCATTCGCCTATGGGTATTTGGGATTAAGACCATGGGAGTTTGAAAAAATGACCATGGGAGAATATCTGTCTGTCAGCGATGCATATAGTAAAAAAATGCAGTCGGACGATAGGCGAATGGCGTATTTTACCGCATGGATGCTTACACCGTACAGTGAAGATTTGAATAAAACCTATCAAACTATCTATTATGGATTGCACCCGGATGATAAACCGTTGCCCGAAGAAGAGAAAGAACAATTCTGCGAAATGTTTAACGTATGAGGAGATAACAAATGGCTGATGACTTAAAGTTACATGGCGAAATTGAGATTGATACCAAAAAAGCCAATGAAGCCTTTAGCGAATTAGAGGGAAAAGTCAAAAAAACGTTTGATGTTGCCCCCTTATCTGCGTTCGAATCCTCTTTAGGCGGTGTAAACGGGAAAATCGCTAGTATTTTTGGCACATTCTCTAAGATATCTGCACTGGCGGCAGGTGGGTTTGGGCTTACCGCCATGGTGCAGGGCGCAACACAAGCGGGCGAGAATTTATACCAGCTTTCCAATAGATTTGGCATGACCGTTGGGGAAGCGGCGACTTTCAACAGGATTTTGAGTAGCACTGGCTCGGATGCCATGACCGCCGCACGAGCTTTAGGCAGATTGGATAGCACATTAGCGTCCTCGGGGAAGAGCGGCGATAGAGCAAAAGCAACATTAGACGCAGTTGGCGTAAAGCTGACGGATACCGAAGGGCGGTTACTTCCTTTTAACGACCAATTAAAGGCTATGGCAGAGGGGTACGAAAAAGCCGAAAAAGCAGGTGCCGGGCAGGAATTTGTACTCAATACGTTGGGCATACGAGGCATGGCGTTAGTTGGTACGTTAAAGCAGTATAACGAAGTCGCTAAAATCGCAACATCCATTAAGGGCGTTGGGCTGGATGCTAATCAAATGCACGAGCTTAGCAGACAGATTCAACAGGTAAACATGCAATTTGGCAGCTTAAAATTAGTAGCTGGCGTTGCACTTGCGCCTATTGCACATGAACTGTTAAACGAAGTTATTCCCGCTTTGCAAAATTTAGCAAAATGGATTGGCGAAAACAAAGAAGATGTGGTGGCGTACACAAAGACTATTGTTGAGCTGATTGCTATTTATGAGGGTTTAAAACTTGCGGCGAAAGCGTATGAGAGCATTAACGTATTTAAAAAGAATATAGAGGATGCATATGCCGCGGCTAAAGCCGTTGCAGAGGCAGAAGCAGAAAAACAGGCAACCGTAACAGAATCATCTTTGGAAATGGAAGCGGATGCAGAACGTGTGGGCGAAACCATGACGGGCGCATTTGAAGATAGCGAGCAAGCGGCTAATAAGTTTGGCGCGACCGCGACGGCACAGGCTAAAAAAGTGGCAAGCGAGGCGACCGTTTCCGCTAATACAGTAAAGACGCAATATGTGGAAGCATATACGGCGGCGCAGGGGAAAGTGGCAGAAACGACCGCGACAACGGCAGGATTAACCGCAGTCACAGAGGCGGCAGGAAATGCGTCTATTGTCGCAGGAGAAAAGACCGTCGCGGCGTCAGTATCCGCGACCGCAAAGGTTCAGGTATTGACAAAGGCGGTATTTGCGCTTGCAGGCGGATGGATTGGCGTTGCAGTTGCCATAGGTGAGGCGGCAGTAAGTCTTTATAATTTTTATGAAGAAGAAAAGAAGAAAGCCGCGTCTGAAAAAGTCTATACGTACAATGGGAAAGAGTATCAGTACGATGAAAAAGACCATACCATGCTTGAATTGCGGAATGGCGTTAGACGAAATGTATATGACGCCAATGAAAATAACGCCGCCTATGAAGCCGCCGTTCAGCAGGGGTTAAAGCTGGATGAAAATGGCAGGATTATAAAAGATAATGAGGATGCAACAAAAAAGAATACAGAAGCATTAGACAATTTCACCAACCAGTACCAAGATATTATGGACAAGATAATGGCGGTTGGGGAATCAGACAGTGAAGGAAAAACGTCAAAAGGTTCATCGAGTAAAGTAGAAAAAGCAACAAAGAACAACCAACAGCAAGACGGAGAATCCAATGCCATGTATGCCATGAGATACCTGATAGGGAACGGGTTCACTAAGGAACAAGCCGCAGGAATTGTCGGGAATCTCATGCAGGAAAGCGGCGGCGGTACGTTTGATTTAGGATTAAATGCGACCGATGGGACGGCGCAGGGCATAGCACAATGGCAGGGAAGCAGACTAACCGATTTAAGAGATTTCCAAAGAGATAGATTTAATGGTGAGGATACGCTTGATAGCCAATTAGCGTTTTTAATTTATGAGATGCAGGACAAGGAAAAAGGCGCATATAATCAGATAAAAGGTACTAACAACGCAAGAGATGCGGCGTATGTAACAGATAAGTATTACGAACGTTCTAAGGGGACAGAACGCGGCAAACGCATGGATTATGCAGAAGAGGCATATAATGCGTTTACAGGTGAGTTTGGCGAATACGACGCCAGTGGCGCAAAAGGAGTTATAGACCGTCAGAAACAGATAGATAACGCTAAAAAGCAGTTAGAGGATTTAGAAAAAAGCCTTGACACATCCACCAAAGAAGTAACCGCTACCCAGTACGAAAATCAGATGCAGAAACTTGACACAGAAATAGAAAATAAGAAGAAAGAGATTAAAAACATTAAAGAGGTTTCTGATGACATAGATACATCCAAAGCAGAAAAAATGCTTGAAACGTATAAAAATGCCAAGATTGATGAAATTAACAAAGAATGGGCTGAATCTTTAGAAAAAGTTAAAGAAAAAACAACACAGGTCACTGCCGAAGCCACCAATGATTACAAGACACTGGCACAAATCCAGTACGAAAACACGGTTAAGCAAGCAGAAAGAGACGAAGAAGAACAAATTAAGAAACTGTCCCGTTACAAAGATGACGTGGAGGCAAAAAAAGTCGCAGAAGATGAAAAGACCGCCAAAGTGCTTGCGGCAACCAAGGAAAGAGAACAGGCAATTAGAGATGCCTTTGAAAGAACAGCAAACGCAAGAATTAACGATGGTGATGAACAGGCATTAACTGAATTGCTTAATTCGCAAGATGGGAAAGATTACTTTGATTGGCAGTCTAAGAAATCGGAAATGCAGGAGTATTACGACGAATGGAAAAAGTCTCATTTAAGTGTTGAGGATATCATCACTCAAACGTCTAAGACGATGCAGTCAAACCTTGATACTTTCTTCCAAGATGCTTTCATCGGCACAAAGTCGCTTATGGATTCTGTCTATAGCCTAGTATCTAATCTCTTTAAGTCTATCCTTTCACAGTTTACGCAAAAATGGTCGGCACAGATTACAACGTCTATACTGGGCGGCTTAACTGGAAATAACGGGAAAAGTACCAATGGCAAGAATACCATTGGTTCAACCGTAACAAATGCAGTTGGTTCTAAGGCAGTCAGCGCAGGTGTCAATGCAATCGGCGGATTGTTTGGTGGCGGCAAGAATGCACAAGGATTGGATTTTAAATCAGCGACAAAATCACTCAATGCGTTCGATAAAGCCACCAAGAGAATTACGGATTCCTTTAAGATTGGCGATACTGGCGTTAAGAGCTTAACCGATACCATGAGTATAGGCACGGAAGTAAAGACCGTAGAAAACACGGTAACAAATGTCATGGGTGCAACCACAAAGCCAGCAGAGGCGGGTATAACAGAGGCGGCAACCAGTGCTATGAGCCAATTAACCAGTGCGGCGATTAGCGCGTCCATTGCTTTAAATTCCGTCAAAGTAGGTGGGTTAGGTTTTGCGTCCGGCGGTGCGATAAGCGGTATTGGAACGTCCACCAGTGATTCCATTCCGGCGATGCTTTCTGATGGCGAGTTTGTGTTAAGAGCAGAGGCAGTCAACAGAATAGGCGTACCAACGTTAAACGCATTAAATGAGGGCAGGATAAAGCATTTTTCAGCGGGCGGCGTGGTAAGTTCTGTAAGTTCAGTCGGCGGTACAATCGGCGGCGCTGTATCTATTAACATTTCAGCGATTGACGGAAATTCAGTTCGTTCCTTCCTGAAACGCGGCGGGCTGAAAGAAATCAAGCAAGGCTTATTCAGTGATACTAGAAATTTCGCCACAAAAGCGGGGGTATGGTGATGAGAACATTTCCTGATATACGTAAATTTGCGTGGAAGTCCACCAAGGAAACGGCATGGAATACCACTATCGCCACAGCAGGTAGCGGTCGATGCCGTACATTGACTAATCGGAAATATCCAAAATGGACAATCGTGACCAAGTTTCAAACACTCACTGACGACGAGAAGAATACCATGTTTGGGTTTATCAATCAGATAAAAGGCGCATATGAACCGTTCTTTTTCCTAGACCCGGAAGATAACAAAGAAACCAACATACCGCTTCCTTCTTTAGGGGCAAACCAGTATCAATGCGTCATGAAAATGGGCGAATATGTGCAACCTGTTTACAAAGTAACGGATTTACATGTATTCGTGGATGGCGTGGAATTGCCAAAAACTGATTATATTGAATCGGGCGGCGTCATCCAGTTAAGGGTGGCGCAAATTGGTAAAATAACCGCGTCTTATACGTATTATTGGAAAGTCATTATGAAGAACGATGGGTTTAAGATAACCGCCATTTTCAAGAACATCAATCAATCGGATAATCTGACATTGGAGACAGTGGAATGAAGAACGTAACCAGCGCATTAGAAAATTATCTTCTAACACAGAGAAACATACAGGCATGTGATATATACGAATTGGTATTGCACAACGGACACCATTACTACTATGCAGATATGGATGCAGACATAACGTATAACTCGAAAGTATACCGCCATGACGGGCTGATGTTTGAACGGGAACAGGTACAGCTGAACTCAACCGTTGTGGTGGATACAATGAGTATCACCATAAAAGGCGGGAAGAATGATAATCTTGAGGGCATGTCATTCGTTAAGGCAGTACATACTGGCGTTCTTGACAGGGCGAAATTGTATTTGCGAAGATGCTTTTTTAGGGATAGCCAAATCATCGGGTGCATTGACCTTTTCGGTGGATTAACGGAAGTCACAAGCGCGGGCGGTTTAGTTGTATCCCTTGATGTAAAGGCGGAAACCAGCGGACTGAATATGGAATTTCCAATACGGAAATATTACCCGCAAGGTTCATTCTCTACCGACAAGGACGGTATTGTTACCATTAAAGACAGTGATGATATAGCCGTTGTTGCGCCTTTTAAACCGCAGAAAGAAGTCTTATTGTGACAAATGGGGAAAAGATAGCGAAAGCCGCTTTATCATGGTTAGGAACGCCGCATGTCAACATGGCAAAGTCTAAAGGGCATGGGGTGGACTGCGGGATGCTCCTTATAGGTTCGTTGGAAGATGCCGGACTGATGCGGAAAGATTCCTATCATATTGAACCGTATTCAAATGAATGGGCGTTACACAGAAGCGATGAATGGTTTTTAAACTATGTGAAAGCGAAATGTGACAAAGTGGAAACTATGGATACGGGCGATTTTCTGCTTTACCAGTACGGCAGATGCATTTCTCACGGCGGCATTTACATCGGCGATAATATTTTGTGTCATGCCATGGTTGATGAGGGTGTGATTTTATCTGAATTGAATGACGTTATGTTTTTAGATGCCAAAGGGAAATCACGGCTTAGAGGAATTTATAGGTTTAGGGGGTAGTCATGGGCTTTTTCAAGGGGCATAACACAACAATACGCTCTAATAAAATCAGCGATTTTAGTGTTGGCACGGCAGAATACGGCAGTCCAGTTATGGAAATCTTAGGGACAACTAGGGTAACTGGAAATGTGATTTATTATGATGACTTTACCGCACACGAACACAGGGAAACACAGAGAAGCGGCAAGGGCGGTCGAAGCAAGACAACCACCATAACATATACCTATACCGTGGCTTGCATTATGGGATTGTGCGAAGGCGAAATCAGCGGGATTGGTAAGATTTGGAAGGATAAAGATGTTTACATCTATCCTAACTCATCATTGGGATTAACAGCGTTTGTCGGTTCAGCAAATCAGAAGCCATGGGCGTACCTGACCTCTAAACATCCTGACAAGGCACTTTCTTATAATGGGCTTGCTTATGTGGCAGGCGTCATTGATTTAGGGGATAGTGCGTCTTTCCCTAACTATAATTTTGAAGTCAAGGGGAAATTGCTTGATACTGGCGATGGAATTGACGTAAACCCTGCTGATTATATCCGATTCGTATTGGATAAAGTCGGATTGGGGAATGTACAGATTGACGGATTAGATAACTATAGGAGCTATTGCCGCAATGCTGATATGCTGATTTCCACGCCATCCGATGAAACCAGTGCAAAAAGTGCGCGCGAAATCATTAACGAAATCGCAACCATCACTAATGCCTATATGTTTTGGTCGAATGACAGATTCAAGATTGTTCCTTTGGAAGATAGACCTGTCGGCGGGTGGATGCCGAATAAGACAATCACATATGATTTAACCAGTGATGACTTCTTGCCGCAGGATAACGGCGCATTAGTCACCTATGCGAGAAAAGATTCAAGTGAAGTATATAATCAATTTCCAGTGGAGTTCCTTTCTAGGGATAATGCTTACGAGACGGAAACCGTTGCTTATGAATTAACGGATGATATTAAAAAATATGGGCTTAGACAATCAGACACAATACAGGCACATTATCTTTATAAGAAATCACGCGCGGTTAGATTAGCGGAACAGCTCGCCCGCAATGCAAAGTACGGAAGAAACCAGTATACATTTAAACTTGACTGGGCTTTTTGCCGATTGGAGGTTGGCGATTTAGTTACCCTGACAGATGAAACCTGCGGATTAGACCATCAACCAGCTATTATAAACAGTGTAACCGAGGATGCCGATGGGCTTTTAGAATTGACTGCTATCTCCCGTCCGCCAATGGATGTAACCGAAGCAAAGTATAATGTACACGAAACAGAAAGACCGTTCGTTGACTTTAATATGGAAGCGCCTAACACGTTGCCTGTTATCTTTCAGCCGCCTGTAGATATAACAACAACTGGGAATGAGGTTTGGATTGCGGGTAAGGGTGTGAACACGTCATGGGGTGGATGCTATATTTATGCCAGTGATGATAACATAAACTATAGGCGTGTCGGGCAGTTGACCAATTCAAGCCGTTTAGGGAAACTCATAAGCGATATATCGGCAGATGATACCACCATTACAGTGTCCTGCAATGACCAGCTTATCAGCGGCACCAAAGAGGATGCCGAGAACGGGAATACTCTTTGCTGGATTGACGGCGAATGTTTCAGCTATCAGACGGCACAGATGGACAGTAACGGGAATTACACGTTAAGCGGATGTATCAGAGGGCAGTATAACACCTCTAAGAGAAGCCATACGAGTGGTTCAGATTTTGTTAGATGCGATACATATTTAGCAAAGTTACCTTTCCAAAAGGAAGATATCGGTAAAAAGGTGTACTTCAAATTCTGCTCATATAACATTTTTGGTGCGAATGTGCAAGACCTCGCAGATGTGCAAGCATACCAATATACAATTCAGCAATACTACCTGCCACCAGTTACAGGTGTAATGGCTAGAAACAGATACCGAAAGCAACAGGACGGCATAGCGCGTTATGACATTGTTGTTGATTGGACACCGCCTGAATTAGATGCTTATGATAGTGCGGATGTTTGGTATAAAACCAATTACGGGCAGGCGGATGACCTGACGTTTAAAGAAGGCGTGCCAGCCGATGAGATGGGATTTAACGGCGTATGGATATACGGCGGGAACGGAAAAACAGAGGTGGTAATACCGCAGGCTATTGTGGGGGATACCTATCAGATTGCGGTATGTACCAAAGACAAGTATAGCGTTTCTACCAGCCCTGATTTATCCCCGCAGACTAAAATTACAGTGGCGTTAAAAACAGAGCTTCCGAATGTTCCTGATGATTTTCAAATCAGTTTTGGAAACAAATGCACGGTAACATGGAAAGAAGTGACCAATGCCGATATAGCTTATTATGAAGTCCGCGATGATACTGACGTTGGCGTGGAAGATGTTGGCTTATTAGCTAGAACAAGCGGCACAAGTGCGACGATAGAGCTTGAAAACAGAAAAGGAACGCTTTATTTATATGCCCGTTCAGCGGTCGGGAAGTATTCAAGTGCCGCAGAATTGCAATACAATAAGGCTATTCCTAAGACGCCGAAAGCACCGAGAGTATCCCCTAAGCTGGGCGGCATGGCGATAAGTGCAGAACCAATCCCTGACGGATGCAACGGAATGAACGTGTACGTTTCCGGTGGTTCAGAAGAGAAATCATTCAAGTCAACGAACAACGTGACTAGCTACCTTTGCGATGCAGGTATATATGATGTAAAGATTGCGTTTACGGATATATTCGGCGAGGGCGAGAAATCGCCAGCCACAAGATGCGTTGTTAAGGTTGAAATAGATGGCGACATGATAAAAGATGGCGTCATTTCTATGAAGAAGTTCGATAACGTTATTCAAGAAAACATCAATCATATTAGCGATATTGATAATTCAGTATCGTCTCTCAATACAGAGCTTTCAAAAGTACAAGGAAACATAACCAGTTTACAAGCCAAAGACGGGGAAATAGAAGGATTAGTAAAAGATGGCGATGCTAATTTAGCGTCACAGATTAAACAGACGGCGGATAGCGTTCAAACGATAGTCACTAACTTAAATAGTCTTGACAATGCAACGCAGAATTATTCCGCTTTTAAGCAGTTAAACACATCCATACAGACAGTAGTGAATGACGGCTTAAAGGATATCCAGTCACAAGTAACACAGAATGCAAACAACATCACATCTATCGTGGGTGAGCTTAACAGCGACAATCCGTCATACTCCGCCATTTCCCAATTAAAGGATGCAGTGAATCTTAGGGTCAAATCAACAGACTTCAATGGGAAAAACATAATCAGCCAAATCAATCTCGATAAGAGCGGTGCTACCATAGATGGGAAATATCTGCATGTGACAGGCGAGGCAAAGTTTGATAAAGGCGTCATAGCACAGAATATAGACGCAGGGTCAATCACCGCAGAAAAATTGGCGGCAAAGTCGTTAAGTGCCATGGGGATGAACATAGGTCAGCTTGGCGGAACAACAGGAGCGCGAATGACTATCAGCGACCAGCTTATATGCGTGTACGATGAAAACGGCACGTTAAGAGTAAGAATGGGAATTTGGAATGATTGAGTTAGGCATTTTCTTTATACTGACCTATATTCTATTCTTCAAAAAGAAATATTAGCGGGGAAACCCGCTTTTATTTTGCTTAAAAACATGTCTATTTTTCGATTACAGGCGTTTTTGGACTAACAGCTAGTAAAGTTACATTTAAATATATTTGAACGCTTAGAAATGAATTTAGAGAATTGCAAAATAAATAGTAAAAAAGTATTGACAATAAACTTGTAAGGTGATAGTATTATGTCAGAGGGTTCAAGAAAGCCCTGATTGATGAAAGGAAGGAAAAACATGAGATTAACAACTATTCAGAAAGATGGAATCAACGCATTTAAGTATTATGAGGACATGGAAAACGCTTATTTCCATGTTTTAGCAAGAATCGGAAAACTTTTCTTCAGCGGAATCATCAACAAATCAAAAGCTGATGAGCTGATTAAAAAATATGGTGAAAAATACGAAAGCTATGGTGAAAGAAAAGAGCTTGCTATGGCAGATTTGAAAAGAGACGGAATCATTGTTCATACAAGCAAAGTGATGAATGACTTTGCAGAGGAAGTTTACGAAACGGCAGAAAGAAATATCTTGAATGAGATTTATTAAAAAGAAAGGAAAGGCGGTGATGGGTTCACCGCTTTAGGACTAGAAAATGGACAAAAGTATTATTCACGGCTTTCATTATTTTGAGGCGATGGCAAACGCATATAAACGCATTTGCGAAAAAATCGAAGAAATGCAGAAAAATGGAATCGTGAAATTCAGTGAGATTGCACATACTAAGAAAAAATATATCTCGCTTTATACGGAATACAAAGCTAGAAAAGATTGGTTCTATGATATGTTGAGCGCGTCGGGAATCACAGTTACGGAAGAAAATTGCATGAGCGATTTTTCAGCAAAAATTTACAACAAAGAAGAGCAAGACGTTTTGAGAATAGTATCATTCATAAAAGGAAGGGTTAAAAAATGATTTATTATGTTGCTGAACTAGAAAATTTACATTCATATAGAATGGCTGAAAAGATTAACGCTAAAAGTTTGAGAGGCGCAAAATCGTGGGCGAGCAGAAATCAGTGCTTTTATAATACTGTTCTTGTTGTTGGAACTGGAATTACTAGCAATGGATTTATTGATAAAACATTGCCATTCTCGTATCGTGATACCGGCAATAAAAGTGATAACTTGTGGCATGATGTTGATTGAAATGCCAAAGAAAGGTGGAAATAATTATGCTTTCATTAGAAGAAAAGACGTATGTTTATATAATGCACTTTGATAAATATGAAATTGTTCGTTCGAGCGAAACCCTTTTAAGCCGTGAAGATTTGGAAGAAATAAGAAGAGAGATTGGCGCTAAGTGGGTGGAAGTGTGGGGTAAAAAGAATACAGAACTTATGCATGACGGGAAAAGATGTGTTGGGCTTTTTAATCGGTGATTTTTTCACACATTGTTTCTGCTTATATGACGTTCGGGGGCGTGGAAAATGTACATTGAAAAACTTACAAAGAAAGACATAGAAGAGCTGGAAAAAGTTGTCATGGGATGTGATTGTTTTGACCGCAAGCAAACACAAATTTATATCGACAGTAACCCGAATTTATACGTTACGTTTTGGGAAGAAATACCGCCCGACGATGATGAACCGGAGCAGGGAAAACATTACGCAGAAAGTCGTTATGTATACTATGATTTTGACCCGCCCGATATTTGTGACTGGTTGCCTTTTTTTGAATCAGAGATAAATGCAAAATACTTTAAGTGGATGCTTAACAAGTTCGGGGAGAAATACATTAAAGATTATTTCGAGTATCACACTGGCGTAAGCGTGTGATGAGAGAGGAAGAAAGCAATGATTAGATTTAGCGAACTTATTAAAACCTTGGATATGGATGCACATGTACAGATTATGATTTTGGGAGAACCGCCCCGCACTGTTTACAGTGGTGTACTTTCCTATTTCCCGTTGCAAAAATATTTGTTTGTAAAAGACAAGTCAGTGGATTCTGTTTGCGCGGCTAAGATGGAAGAAGATACGGAAGGACGAGACGTATCTCTTATTATTGGATTGCTGATGCTATAAGGCGTAAGCGTGTGAAGCTGAAAAAGTTATTCAAAAAGGGTGAAGGAAATGAAAGGACGTATGAAAGAGCAAGCATCCCTATTTAAGGTTGGCGACATAGTTTGGTCTGATTACTTTGGGGCGGGCGTTGTATATAAGATTATTTCCTCAGCCGCTCATTACCCGATTTGCGTAGAGTGGAAAGATGATAGATGGTTAGGTTTACATTATTTTTTTTCATCAAAAGGACAATACAGTGAGTGTTATACTGACGCAGAAAAAGACATTAAATTAGTAAGAAGGATAAGGAATCGTGGGGGATGTAGAAAATGACAGTTAGCGAAGTTTTGAAAAACGTGCATCAATGTTTTGTGCATTTTGCTATTCTTGAGGCAACAAATTCAAATGAATCTATGTACGAAAATATTGAAACTATAAAAAAATACGGAAAATTTGTTCATCCTAAATTTTCGTATACATTGGAAGAATTAAAAAATAGGGAAGTGTGCGACATTTTCCCCGATTATTGCCCTGAGTTTTGCCGATATGATGAAACGATAACCGACATTTACGTTGATGATGCCATTGAACCAGTGCTTGTGATAATTGTGAAAGGAAAAGACAAATGACGGTTGGGGACTTTTTAGAACTTTATGATAAAGAGAGCGTCGTTTGGGTATACGACGATGCGACGGAGAAATGCCTTTATGACAGTGAAGAGGATAATTATGTAGACGAAAAAGTGTTACAGATAGCTATACAGGGAATAGAGGAAGGGGTAAGAGGTGGGGTTTGTATCAAAGTGAATACAAGAAATTTACCGGAGTACAACACACGAAAATTTTTAGAAAATTTCAGAAATGAATTTGATAATCAAATCAGACCATGCATTACAGAAGCAACGTTAAAAAAATGGTGCATTGACTTGAATGACGATAAATTGCTGTTTTGCCCTTCTGAATTGAAAGCAATTAAAGATATTAGGGAATGCGTCAATAAGATTGCAGATGTTTTAAATGAGTATTTTAAGGAATGAAAAGATGTTGTATATGATTGTGCGCTTAATATGGGAAGGGAATCCATGAGGCGTTGTTATCCGTGTTAATACAAGGGACTTAGGTGAGCAAAAATGAATTTGTGCGATATATACATAGAGAAAATTATCAGCGTTGAAACACACGATAACTATGTAGTGGCAACGCTTGATACTGATTGTTGGGGTCATAAGGAAAAAGGGCAAAGAGTACCCTTCTCTAAAGAGGAATGGGAGAAAGCGAAAAAAGAAGGGAAATACCTTGGCTAGGATGAATATATGATGAAACAATAAGCGACTTGGAGGACTAAAAAATGTACGACCCGTTTACTAATGACCAAGATAGAGTATGGGATATGCTGCTTAATTTGGAAGATTTGGATGAAATTGCTGCGATTGCAGGGGAAGCTACCGAGCATGGAAGTGATATCTATTTCTTTAGAACTCGTGACTTTAACTGGATTATGAGTGGTATTGATGACCTTTTCAGTATTGCTAAAGCTGTACATGATTCTACCCGTGAAGCAAAATTTTCCCCTTGCCTCGAATGGCAATCTTATGCGCCGCTGAATAATAGATTTTCTTCCAGTGACGAACTGGATAAGTTGATGCTTCCTTGGAAAGAAGAAATTATTCAAGGAATTTTATGCGATTCGTATCTAATGACAAGAGTTGGGTTTACGGAGGAACAGGAATGAGAAGATACAGGATTTTAAAAACAGAAATAATCGAAGAGAGATGGTACGCTAATGATGATGCTTGAACACATTATGAATCCGCCTGATTCTCCATACACGAAGTATCGAGGTGTTGGATTTACGCCGGATAAATTTATTGAAATGACGAAGCAGTATCCCAAGTGCTTTATCTGTTATTGCGAATGCGTAATAACGCAAAATGGACTGGTTTTTCTTGCTTCTCCGTCACATAGTCTTGAAGCGGAACGCTTAAAAAAGCATGGGTATCATGGATTGGTGATGGTGTGGTATGAAGGCATATGCCCTGATGATATGGACGATACGCCAGAAAAAATGACGAAGGCGCAGATTGATACAATTAAAAAGCTCGTAGAAGCTAGATTAGTTAGTGGAGCGAGCTATGAGTAAATTTTAAGATTGGAGATTGACGGCTATGAGTAATTTTAAGATTGGAGACAGGGTTCACAATATCAATTTTGGATATGGGACTATACGCGGACGCACCAATAAGGGATATTGGCTCGTTGATTGGGATGAGAGACTTATAAGAGAAATCAGCGATGTGGAATATACGGATAGAGGTGTTGACAGGAAATGCGGAATATTTAACTATCCATGTGACTGGATTAGTAAAGTGTTAGATGAGAAGAGCAAGTTCAATAATGAAATAATCAATGACATTGTAAATCAAATTATGCGTTTTCTCGTTCGGTTTGGTAAAGTGTCTATTGTAAACTCGTCAAATGCAGTCTGCAAATGTAAAGATACGGGGGACGATAAAGAATACATCTTGTCATGGGAAATTGATGGTACGGAATGCATTATAAGCGCAGGCACGAAGATGGGAAAGATAGAGCTTGTAACGCTTATGAAATCGGATATGACCGATGAGCAAAAAAGTATTTTAGGCGTATTTAATGCATCGGCAAAGCAAAAGTTAGAAGAAGCAAAAAAGAAAAGCGATGAAGAATGCAAAAGAAACAGGGAATCGCTTATTGTACAGCAGATGATAAAGGCGGGGATTGTTATATGATTTCATTCAAGAATGAATCACCATACATTTATACACTGTACTTTAAAAAAGATGATATTGAATATGGGATTATCCATTCAAGCGAAATCTTTTTAGACCGCAAAGCATTAGAAGAGTTAAAAAGGATGACGGGTGCAGGGCAGGTGAAAGAAGTCACATATGCAGAATACATGGCAAAAAGGATATAAACTTTATTATCTGATGGAAAGAGATGGGCTGGAATATGGTGTTATTGAATCGGACAAGCCATTTATTAGCGGAGAAGAAATTGCGAGGATAAAGGAAGAGCTGGGCGCGAAATGGGTTGTACAAATAGCACGCACAGAAGGTTTGTAGTAAGGTGTAGTCCTTAATGTATTAAAATATAGGTAAGTTATACAAAGGGGGACACTATGCGACCACAAGCATATCAAACACCTGAAATAAGAGATGAGAATGATTTTATCATTCAGCAGGGGACATTCGGAAAGAAAACGCCATTTGTAAATTCTCAAAATGATGGAATACTTGATTATATTATTAACAACCTAGAAGCTATTAAAGGTGTGTCACTCGCCGCAACTATCGTTGTTTCTTCTTTGCCGTCAACAGGGCAGGCTGGGAAATTCTACTTACTGGACGATGGGACAGAGAATAGTGGTAAGGTTTATATTTACAAAGATAAGTGGGTAGAAGTCACCACCCAAGCAGTAGGACTATCTGCATACCAAATCGCTTTAAAAAATGGTTACGAAGGCACAGAACAGGAATGGCTTGAGTACGAAGTGTATGGCGGCTGTATAGTGAGCGCAGAAACAGACAGTGACGGGTATTTTATAGTCCATACGCGGCAAGGAAAAACAATTAAAACTGCTTTGAAACCATTGGTTGACGCAAAGGCATCCGCAGACAAGGCAAAAGCATCAGAAACAAACGCCAAAACATCAGAAACTAATAGTGCCAATGGTGCCGCCGCCGCATTAGCCAGTCAAGAAGCATCCGCAGATTCGCAAGTAAAAGCAAAGACCAGTGAGAAGAATGCTAAGACCAGCGAAACCAACGCTAAAACTAGTGAAATTAACGCTAAAACGTCTGAAACTAATGCTAAAAATAGTGCGACCGCCGCCGCAGGAAGCGCAAGTACGGCAACAACGCAAGCGGCAAATTCTTCTAATAGCGCAACAGCCAGTCAAAAATCGGCGACTGCATCTGCTGATTCAGCTAGTGCCGCACATGTAAGCGAAGTGAATGCCTCTAGCAGTGCATCAGCGGCGAGTGTAAGCGCAGGTAAAGCCAAAACCAGTGAAACAAATGCCAAAACATCCGAAACTAATGCGAAAGCATCAGAGCTAAACGCCAAGACATCTAAAAACAACGCGAAGTCAAGCGAGAATTTAGCTAAGGCGTGGGCTATGAGCGAAAATAGTCCGGATGGAGTAGCAGGAAATAAGTCATCTAAGACGTGGGCTGTAGAAGCAAAGGCATCTGCAAGTAACTCTGCTTCTTCTGCTAGTTCTTCTCAGTCCAGTGCCACAGCGAGTGCATCTTCTGCATCTGATGCAAAAGTTAGTGAAACTAATGCAGCTAAAAGTGCTACAGCAGCAGCTCAGAGTGCAGAAAATGCAAAAACATGGGATCCAACACGTTACACAAAAACCATTCAGTTTTCAAAAGAGGATAATAACGGGAATAATGTTCTCATTCTTTTAGAGCAAATTACTGATTATGATACCTATAATTATCATAGATGTGGTGGTTCTTTCTCTATTTATCCTTATGTTCGTGCAGGGGATAATTTTCAATTAGCATTTCCACCTGTACATTGCTCTCTTTCCCTTCCATATAATACTAGCACCAATGATGGTTATATAGGTTGGACTACAAATGCCACTTATGTACCTCTTGTTGTCAAAAATAATACTACTAATAAGATATATTGGGGTATTTCTGTAAAAGGTAGTGGACATACTGCACTTATTTTTGGTGCATTTAAAAATAACATTTATGTTATTGACAAGCTATTATCTTCTTCCGCGACCGATACATATGATGGCTGGACAGTATTGCAAACAGCTGAAATTAAGACACTAGCGGAAAAGTCTGAAGTTGACGATGTACTTACAAAGCAGAAGGGCTATCTTGCACTTTCAAATATAGGCAAGAAAGTAGTAGAAGATGAAGGAATAACAGACTTAAATGCTGTAGAGTTCTTATCGTACCCTTCATGGTATTGCCGTCTTAGCGTAACAGTAGCAAAATTACAGAATTGTCCAACACACGAAGCATTTCATCTATTTAATTTTAGTAATAGTGATAATAATGGTGATCTTTCAAACTTAAAAGACAACTACTATTACATTATTCAGGTTCTTATAGATATTAGCGGGAATATTTGGAGACGTTATGCCTTTAATAGTGCATCTACTAAATTTAACTTTACTGCATGGGCAAAAAGTGCTGTCACATCTGACCTTCCTACAAAGACCAGCCAGCTCACTAATGATTCCAATTTTGCTACCATAGCGCAGCTTCCTGATTTAACCGTGTATGCGACAAAGACCGAGCTGGAAAATGGGTTCACTACTGCTTCACTTACCGTATCAGGTGAAACCAGTGTGCCGACACCATCGACGGAAAACAATTCAAAAACCATCGCTAATACTGAATTTGTGCATGGTGTGATAAGCAATTTAGTCAACGGCGCACCGACCGCATTAGACACATTACAAGAGCTTGCAACTGCGTTAGGGAATGACCCTAACTTTTCGACTACCATCTTGAATAAGATAGGAGAGAAAGAAAGTAAGACAGATGCAAAGATAGAGTATAAGAAACTGCAAGACAGTATAGATACGAAACAAAATTTATTGACATTTGACACAACGCCTAAATACGGGAGCGAAAACCCCGTTACAAGCGACGGAATAAAAAAAGCGGTTGAAGCGGGAGGATTGCTTATATTGGACGCGGACGGGGATGTTGTGTTGAAACGATAATGAGGTGTGAATATGGAAGAAGCAGGGAAAAATCTTTGCCCTTATAAAGACGGGCTGGATAATCTAGGGAAAAGTGATAAAGAGTGGGGAAGAACTTATACTAAAAACCTTACTGTAAGTAACATTGCCAAGGTAAAGCAACTTGCGGTGAGGGGGGATATTACCGCGACGGGTGACATAACGGGGGCTAGGGTTTTTAATGCTGTATACAACGACTACGCCGAATGGTTTGAAAGAGGCGATGACGCAGAAGTGGGGCATATCATTGCGCTTGACGAAACATCAGCACAAGAAAGATATGTAAAGGCAACGAACAAAAGTAAAGTTATTGTTGGAATCTGCACTGGAAATTATGCTCATATCATTGGCGGCGAGTATAGTGATGATTATGAGACTTATAACCTAAAAAAATTTATTCCAGTTTCTCTTGCGGGGAGAGTTCCTGTTTATGTGAAAGGAACGGTTCATGTTGGGGATTATATCGTCCCGACAATTATTCCCGGAATAGGGAAAGCCAGCAAAAGAATAAGCCGGGGAACAGTTGGAATTGCATTGCAAAATAGTGAAAGTGAAGGTATTAAACTAATAAAAGTATTAGTTCGGGGGTAAATATGGGATTTTTAGCAAGAGAAATTAACACGATTTTTGTTATGTTGGGTAACGGATGCAATATGAATTGTCGGTATTGTTTGCAACATCCATTAGTCCATCATCAAATTTCATCCAAAATAAATCCCGATATATACGAGTTTATTAAACAGGTTTCCGAAGAAAATGGAAAGAGTAGATTATGCTTACAATTCTTTGGAGGGGAACCATTACTCTATTTTAAGCAGATTAAAGAAATAGTAAAAAATGTTTCCGGCTTAGCTGATTTTTCAATTATCACTAATGGTCGCGCAATGACAAATGAAATGGTTGATTTTTTCAATGAACATGATATTCCTGTAACTATTTCATGGGATGGATATAACGTACTTGAAACTAGGGGCTTTGATGTTTTTAACCCTCATAGCCCATTGAGACGTAGATTATTACGTCTCAATAGATTGGGATTATCTGCGGTTATGTCTAGTAAGGCGTATCCAAAAGAAATTTTACAAGCCTTCCAAGAAATAGGAAACCAATATTATAAGTTACATAAGTATAGTATACGAGTAAATATTGATGAAATATTCGATACTGGACTAGATGATAGAGAATTGCTTGATATGGATTATGAAAGAGTAATTCGGGAAATGAAGGATATTACGCTTACTTACATTCATCATATTGAAGAAGGCAAAATCATAAATCTTTCTGATATATATATTAGTGGTTTATTCTATCGAATTAAGGGATACTGTGATAGGGAAGGGGTTTACGATTGTGTGACATGTTGTTGCGGGAATGGCTATTCCACGTTAAACATGGATTTAGATGGGAATTTATATGCTTGCCATAACACCAGCCAAAGCATAGGAAATATTTATGACCCATATTTCAAATATTTAAATAAGGTAATTGAAAGCGATAATACTAAAGAACGGCGTAAAACGTGCAGAAATTGCATAGCGGTATCGTGTTGTCAGGGCGGTTGCAAATTATTATCTGATAAGGTACGAGAAGAGACGTATTGCAAGCTAAAGCAAGCAGTTTTCGGAACAGTTGTATCGACTTTATGTGAATACGGAGCAAATAATGGCGACGAACGGAGTGATAAATAATACGGTATTTACTTCCGTAACTAGCGGAACGATTATTACGAAAGCTCATATTGACCAGTTAAGAGTTGCGCTAGACAAGTTAAGCACTTATGGAGCTAATGTTGACAACTGTGGAAACTGCACCTTTTGTCAAACTTGTCAAAACTCAACATGTCAGAAGTGCCAAACTTGCCAAACTTGCCAAACTTCCAGTTGCCAAAGTTTCAGTTGTCAGAGGTGCCAAACTTGCCAAAGACAATGTAACTGCGATTGTGGCGGATGAGGAGCGAAAATGGCATACACAATTATTACTCAAAGAGAAACAAAGATTACATCAGCAAATGAGGCGGAAATAAAAAATGGGCTTGAAACTTTAGCAGAAAGTAAAGGCGTGACGGTATCAATAACATTAGATACATCGAGTCCCAAAGCGGGAAATATAACCCAATTACAACTAGCAATCAATAAGTTAGAGACATTGTTTTCAAATAACTGTTGTCAGGCTAATTGTTGTCAAACCTGTCAAACCTGCCAAACTTGCCAAACTTCTAGTTGCCAAAGTTCAACATGTCAAAAGTGCCAATCTTGCCAAAGGTGCCAATCTATCCGTTGCCAAAGGGAGTGCGGAAATCATTGTAATTGTAATTGTGATTGTTGAGGGAAAATTATGAGATACATATTATGGACTGGCGGTTTAGATAGTACATATCTTCTTTGCAAATGTGCAAGGGAAAGCAATGAACCGATTCAACCATTATATATACTATTCAAAGAGACTGTTGCTAGAAATGAAGCGGCGCATGAAATTAAAGCGCAAAATGAATTACTTCCTCTCATAAGAGCCAAAGCGGGGATAGTAGCAGAGATTAAAGACCCATTAAGATTCAAGGAAGATGAACTTCCAGCGTCAGAAAAATTTGATAGTGCATATGAGAGGAAAAAAGGCGATATTATTCTTTCATCACACTTTATGTATCGTGGGCTTGGAAAATTGGCGTTGAAATATCCCGGTTTAATGATTGGGATTGAAGCACCAGCCCCGGGAACAAGAATAATTGGACGCACGGAAGAATCAATGAATAACTATGGGCTAACCATCGATGGAAAAGGAAATGTTTTAATGTCTGAAAATGGCGATAAAGATATGTTTGCTATTTATGGTGGGCTAAAGTTCTGTATGATAAGAATCAACGCAGTGGAAGAATTAGCTGCATTTAAAGAATGGGGATATGATGATTTACCGGCATTATGTCGAACATGTGTGATTGATTTGGATTACCAGTGCGGCGTGTGTTCTAACTGTGAAACCAAAATGAAATATGGGGATGCATTCAAGGATTTAATGCCTAGAGGATATATTAACCATAAGATAAAAGAATACTTGCAAGGCATTGATAAAGACGAGGAGACAGACTATGGACAGTATTACACTTGGTTTATATGGGGTGATGAAACGTTAGGGAACGGATTATTTGATGGTGACGGAGTAACTGTATATATAAATAAAGAGACTTCCCAAAATCTTGTTCAATGGTTTAACGCTCTTAGAAAGGCATACCCGAATTTCAGCAAAGTGGATAAAGCAAAGTATGGGTTTTAGAGGAGGTATACATGTACCCTAAAATAGATTTAAATATCGTTGATGAAATAACAACGCGGTACAAGAGAACGCATAACACGGCTATAGCAGATACAGAAAAAGAATTAAATGCTTTGTATGGCGGATATAGAACCATTCTATGCAATAGCGGTCAGGAAGCGACTGTAACCGCTTTTGATTTAATTCAACCACAAAGTGTAATTGTTGATGATGAAACTTATTTTGAGACAAGAGACTGGTTAAAATATCGAAACATTAAGACTGTACAACTCGCAGACTTAAATGATTTGGATAAGCTAAAGGAAGCGTTAGAAAACATTAAACTTCCTTGCGTAGTGTGTGGTGACAATCCAACAACTTTTGGGAACTGGAAAAATGTTAAAGGAATATGTAATTTGGCTCATAAGTACGGAGCATACGTTATGATAGACAATTCTATTGTATCGCTATATTATTCTAACCCAATACAGGATGACGCAGATATATGCATAGAATCGTACACAAAATATGTATGTGGATATGGAGATGTAATGGCTGGAGGGATTTGTTTAGCCAACTCAATGAAATGGCTTAATGATAAACCTGTGCCTTTGGCAAATCCGGGGCAAGATTCAATTTCATGGATTGTGGCACATCGTGGAAATCATGTTTCTCCAACTAAAGCGTATATGGTTAGTAGAGGACTTCAAACGCTTGAAGCACGATTAAAAAAACATACGGAATCGGCAACTATTATATATAATGCACTAAAAAAAGCAGGTGTTGATTGTCAATATTCCGGATGCGGTGGGCTTATTACGTTGCCGGGGAAAACAGAGGAATTTTGTAAGAAACTAAAGAAGTTTAGCGTTGTCGGTACATTTGGTTGCACCTATTCCATTGCAGATTTTTTCAGAAGCAAGGAACGGTATAAGCAAGGGTTTTGTGCTAGGTTGTCTATAGGGCTAGAAAATCCCATAGGATTGCTGGGGGATATTGAACAAGCGTTAGGGGTTCAGTTTACTGACATGTCTGAAAGTGTGAAAAAATGAATTTATCTATACTTATGATTATTTCGGTTGTTACCGCTTTATTGGCTGGTTCGATATTTGGTGACGTTAGTTGGTTGCAATATCCATTAAAAGAGCTTGGGAATATATTTATTTCCTTAATTAAAGTTGTGGTTATACCCGTTGCATTTATATCTATTGCAAAAGCCATATTAGATATAGGAAGTGCAAAGAAAATATCTTCTGTATCATTTAAAGCCTTTACTCTTGCCACTGGGATGAGCGTGGCTGGTGTCATTTTAGGGGTATGCATGATGACGGTTATAGGTGCTCCTACAGTTGATATTGGGGAAACTTCGATAGGCGAAGCAAAAGCACCAACAGTTTTGGAGTTTATAAGAAACTGTATACCAACAAATCCTTTTAAATCCTTTGCTGATGGGAATATGTTACAAATCATTACAATGGCGTTCTTTATCGGCGCGGCTAGTCTTTTTGTGGAAGGAAAAGAAAAAATATCTAGTGCTTTGGATATTATGCAAAAAGTCTGCTTTAAAATCGCAGAATATGTCATGTGGTTTGCGCCTATCGGAATATTTTCTCTTTTATATCCAGTTGTAGTTAAATCATTCAATTATGTTATTCAAGGATATTTAATCATGGCTGGGGTTTTACTTCTTGGCTCTTTCATTTATACATTTTTCTTTTCTATACCACTTCTGTATTTATTTAATGTGAATGGACTTAAATTATTAAAAACAATCACATTTAAAGATTTGGTTTATGCAATATCCGGCGGGGCTTCTGTTTCCCTTGCACAGAGAATAGATTTCCTGAAAAAAGAAACAACTATTTCACATGGCTTAATTGATTATTTATCACCGCTTATGTCTGTTCTTATGCGTGTTGGTTCGTGCATTTGCGTTGGGATTTATACCGTATACATATCTAACGTTTATGGTATAGAGCTAAACATTGAGAAAATAATTATAGTCGTTTTACTAACTGTCATAGCCTTGACCTGCGCGCCCGGAATCATTGGCGGCACGCTAATGGATTGCGCGATTGTTTGGTCGGCGGTAGGTATACCGATTGAAGCGATTGCACTTTTAGCCGGGATGGATTACATCATGGATTTAATTAGAACCGTCTTAAATATTCAAGGGGGAGAAATCGTTACGGCGTGTGTCGATGGGATTGATAAAGATAAAATGTCGAATAGGTGAGGTAAATATGTTTACGGACTTAGAAAAAACATTAACGCGAGATGAAATAAGAAAGTGCATTTTTTATGGAAATCCAAGTGGTGAAGTTGAGAATGAAAAGGAAAGAACGGCACATTTGGCGTTAAGAAATGCGTATGTAGAATACATCGATGCGTGGAATATTTATCAATCGTTTAGCACAGATGATAATAAAAGTTTAATGTATCAGAAAAAAGAAAAGGTAAAAGAACTGGCGTCTAAATACAAAGATTCGTTTTCGGATGGTGGAATTATGCTTGCAATGAAAGCGGCATACATTGATGTTGAAAGCAGGAATTAGATAATCGAAAGATTGATGAATCTCAGATTTAATGGTGTAAAAATTTCTTAATATAGGGGGTTAATATGCTTACTGCTAGGGAATATCTTGATAAGCCCTCGGACGACACGAAGGCTTGTGAATTGCATAATATCATCTGTGAATATTTGGATAGTCTTACATTAGACAACGCAGACCCAAAAGCAAAACGCATGTTACTTAAACTGCATGAGCTGGACTGCGGTCCGCATTTTGACGCCGATATTGCTATCAAGGCGGTAGCTAATATGGAAAATGTTGACGGCACTACTGGTCAGCACTGGACGTTTGAGGAAGTAGAGAAGGAAGCCCAAAAACGCAACATTGACCATCCCGCAGATTTATACTATGCGATAAACATGTTGTATAGTGACCTCGCTAACGTCTTAGGTAAAGACCCCGAAAAGTATATCGCAGTGGCTAAGGCGCTCTATTGGGACGACCCCGATATGCCGGAGGGTAAACTGTTCAAGCAGTACGTCGCCACCATCTAAATCGTATATCAATCATCATGAGCAACGAAATGGAAGGCGATTATCATGAAACCTCTGCCACACTTGAATGATTTCCTGAACACACCCGATTTTTGGATGCTACTATTATGCGATGAGTTTATGGGCGAAGATAGGTTCATAGAGTTTTTGGAATCTATGAAGAATGAAGAAACTTCTGATACGTTAGAGAAGGGGAAAGCAGGTAACGGAAAACTATGGTAAATATTGCAATCTTTCAAAAATGGATTATAGAAAACATTAGCGCATTAGAAATGGAACTATCAAAATCCCGGTTAAAAGTAAATAAATATCAAAAAATTTATTCGGGGAAATTGTTTGTGTACACTCGGTTAGGTAACACTGATTATAATTTGAAAGCTATTAAAGAAATCGAAAGAACGGTACAACAAGACCAAATGGCTTTCCCGAAGGAAAACAGAAGAGACAAATGGGTGTATTACGGTATTATAACCGCATGCGAAGATGCTAAAATCATGCTTAAAGCATTAAGTTAAACATTATTACGGGGCTACGTTACATGCAATTAAATGAGATATGGTCTATAATAGAAGAAAGAAATAAAGTAAATGTTTATGATGATTCAAACATGAAACTTCTTTATCATGGCGAACCAGCTTACATCCCAGTTATTTATGGGGATTATTACATCACATCAATATACGCCGAAGATACAGATGAATTAGGTGTTGAGGTAAACACGGATGTTTAGCATTATCCTTTTGATTATATTTGCCGCGGGGCTAAACAATCTTTTCTTTACATGGATAGTAAAATGCGATGATGGGTTTTTCAAGTATTTATTGAAAACGACGTTTTGCCTTATTCTGACGTTTACTATAGTTGCGCTTGTGGCTGGAATTTCAAAATTGCTTGCTGACGCAGGAGAAATAATATATTTGCGGTATCTGTAGGTGGACGAATGGAAAAGCATGATATTTTGAGTAAAGCGTTAGGATGGATAGATGCCGTTGAATCGGGCAAAAAGGGGTACTATGCGAATGATATTCAAACGGTCAGTGATGGCTATACATTTCAAATTATCCATGGTTCAAAAAGCATGAGGTTTTTTGTATACGAAGAAGGAATTTCTGTCTATCTTCACGAGAATAAATATGATTGCTGTTGCACAACGCAGGTATTGTTTAATCAAGAATTGAGTGATGACAATCAAGAGAAGGTTTGGAATTTTGCCTTGAATCTTTATGACGGAATACTGTATAATCCCGGCGAAGAAATGGAATTATCGGAAAAAATGATGTTATGGGGATGCTTTATCACGGTGTTATTAGGTTTTGCCGCGTGTATGTACGTTCTATGTAAGGGGGTAGGGTGAATGGCTCAAGGGTTGCAGGTGTTCGATGCGGGCGAACTGTTAGACACTATTCTTTTAATTATAATTTTCGCGGTGCTATTAGGCACGGTCGCGCGTATGTATGTTCGGTGGAAGAGGCGGAGAATGGCGCAAGGGTTACAGGTGTTCGACAAGGACGGAAGCCTTGATGTGGATTTGGCTGATGTGCCTAGCAAGGTGTTAGGAACATATACTATAAATACTACCGCAGGAAGCATCATCGTTCCAATGGGAAAGCCGTGGTTTGTCATGATTGGTTCACCAAAAGCGTACCAATCAATATGGCACCATGGGGATAGAGAATATGAACCAACGGTATATGTGAGCGGAAATAAAATTTGTTGGGAACAGTGTGTAAATAAAGGCGGGGTGTTTTATTATGGGTGGTACTAAATATTTTGAATCTAAATCTGAGGATGGAGGGTTAATATCCATTGATGATTCATATAATGTAATGCAGTTAATAAAGGTGGTAACGGGCAACGCGAATCATGTTTACGAAAACAATGAAAATGTATATTATATAAACGTGCAAGATAATAATGAACTTATTTGGGGATATGGTTTAGATGAAATTGATGGTGAAGGTGAGTTTGGACTTCAAATTGAAAGGGCTGACGATAGCAGGCTTAGAACAAGACTTTTTCGAAAAAAGTATTATGACAATAATGACTGCTGGTCAGACCGTGACGATAGGTTGATGGGCAAATTAAAATTTTATGGATTTAAAAATACTTACAAGCTACCAAAGTCTAAAGAACTGGCTGGAATGGAAGTGTATAATGAAGATGGGTCTACATTATTCACGACAAGCAAGAAAACACTGAAAATTATATATATGTGCGATAGTAAGTCGCTAGTAGAATCTGAATACGGACCAAATAACCCATATTCTATAGCTGCTTATACAAAAAGTCCAATAATAGCATATAGAAGAACTGGAATCCTTATCCCCACAGGAGATAAGGTTGATATACAAAGAAAAATAATGAGCTATATTGGTGTTAATGGAGTAAATGTTAATAATAAACAGACCAAGATTTATTCTGCAAATATTAACTGTACATCAAGACATAGACGACCAACTGCATATGAGAATTTACATTACAATACTAGAGGCACTATAATAGGGGAGATTTGATATGAGTAAACATGAGGGGTTTCAGGTATTTAATGTAGATGGAACGCTAAAACTTGATGCGAGTGATAACCTAACTGGATTTATTGGTACATTTGAAACGGGAACGAAAGACGGAGAATTTTTAATTCCAAATGGTAACTATAGAGTATGGTGGGGAATTACGGATGTTACAGGGTATGACCCTTTCGATTTTGGGAACAATTATGAAGTCCCTAATATTACGATAGTAGAAAATAAATTTAAATGGAAATTTTCAACACAATACAAGCGTTGCAGTATATGTGGGGTTGTTGGATTTTATTAAAGGTGTTATTGGAATGCTGGCTAAATTATGAACTCAGGAATAATTATTCAAAATGCAAATGCAAAATATGTGTTGGATTCAAGATTTTCTAATTTTGAATTTGTTAGAAAAATCAATCTGTCTGATATAAAGAGAAACGTATCTTTTGGCGAGCAAGTCCCGGATGATGAGAACTTTTCGTATGGACCTTCTAATCGTTTCTTTGGCTATAGGGTGTTTTTTATTTATATAAAACCGAATGAATATTTTTTCTCCTCATATAACGAGAATAAGAATACAAGTAATTGTTTAATTTTACAGGGGGGGCTATCTTATAGAGGGCAATATATAGATATAAGTAAACCGTTCATAGAGGTCAGATGCC